AGTCAAATTCCGTTTTCTTTTGTCATCTAACCTGTTACTAGCTTGAGTCACTGATTCGGCTATGACTGACAAAGATCCGTTTTGCACTCCTTCTACAATAGAGTTAAGCAGAGTGATAACTTCATTCTGCGTTAATTGTGATGTTTTTAGTTTAGCCATCCTGTTAGGTCTCCATGTTATTTATCGGTTTTTGTCGTGTGAAGTGTCATATTAGCCGTTATCGGTCACCAGTCAATACCGTCTGCTGGAAATTTCAAACAAACTTGGTCAATTTGATCTTACTTGGTTCCTTATCCTTGTATTTAACTTGAAACCCTACTTTTATCAACTCCTCATCCGTTAGGTAACTAGCTATCTTTTCAGCTTCTGTAACATTGAAACATTCAATGTTAATGTTGTCGTACATCCCTGATGCAAGATGACTCTTGATGTTCATTGCGTCGTCAAGTTCTGAGTTGGAACTCATCAGTCTTTTCCGTAGGCTTAGTTAGTAATACCTCAATGTATCGACATTCCACCACCGAGTCAATGAGAATTTCCATCAATTTGCTGGAAAATCCAGATTTCTCAGAATTTGGATGGAATGCCTCGCCTCCGTCCGTAGGACTCTACCCCCCCTGCCCCCTGTTCGCGCTTGCAGCCACTGTCATCGCTTGCCACTGCACTCACTCACTGCACTGCACTGTTGTTATAGTACTATGTTATACATAGCTATACATACGTATACATACATAGGTAGCTATATAGCTATGCCTATATAGTAGGCAGGTATAGCCTATTCGTTATGCACCTCTGTTATTGGCATGGTACTTGCACTGTTAACAGATCTATTGCATCCAAACATTAGGGTTAATAATAGCACCCCAATATGGCATATAGCTCTGTTATGGGTGCTTGTTATCACATTAAAAAAAGGGCTAAATTGCGTCTAACGCGATATCTCACTTGTTACCCTACTCTGATACCCTTATCTGTTATAGCTCATTCTGAGCTATCTGAGCCCTGTTTAAGACGATATCGAAAACGGCCATTTTTGCCTGTTATTGCACTGTCGTTATTTTAAGCACTTACCTTTGATATCCAGCAATCTGTGCCGTACCGGCTACCAACACGCTACTTAATACTGTCATTGGTTATCCCTCTATATAGTACTATTCCATACATACTTAATAAAAATAATAAAATGATACTTCTCTGGGGACACCCCCCCCCTAGAAGGCGCGGCAGCTCAGCGACCTCTCACGGGCATCCAGTCCCCCTCTGGCTCCCGCGTATTATTTGTATTAAGTATGCAGTGAACCCTTTCATATCCTACGATAGGTACTTACCCTCCGAAAATTTATTAAGTAGCGTTTGCGTAGTAACTGCACTATATAAAGCTGTTTTGAGCTTCATATTAGGTACTGACCAAATTTATTAAGTTGGCAGCCCATGTGAAAATAACCGCCCTTAGCGGTATTGGGCATATCCTGTATATCATGGCAAGGGTAGCTATATATCAAGGAAACAGGCATGATATCAAGCTATCGGATTACTTTGGAAAATCCATAAAGATTTTAAAGATTAGGGTTTGAAAGGTCGAAACCATATGGTAGAACTTACATATCTCAAGTGAACAACACTTGAGCGGGCAACACTGCCCACAACTAACCAGCCCAACAACGGGCAACAACTTAACGAGGAATCAAGAATGAGTAATACAACTAACAAAGCAAACAGTATCCAGTTCTCTAACGCGTTCGGGCTTAATGTTTCACAACTCGCAATTGTAGCCGCTGAATACAAGCTACCCGCTGAAGCTGTCGCAAAGTTCCCTACAATGGTTCGGCACTATCTCAACTTGAGACACGTTGTCAACGGTGAATACGCTCGACAGTGGGAAGGGAACGTATCACACTCGCTTATTGAGTCCAGTGGCCAATATCTTGAAACTGAAACTGAAAGTCAAGACGGCGACTTACAGAACTTGACTTATTGGGTGTTGAATGAAACCGGCGAAGAATACCTAGCTATGGCAACGCTAGTTTTCGAGACGTTGGAAGCTGAAGCACTTGACTCAATTAACTATAGGGCAAGTGGAACGCTCGTTTACAGTCGCCCACTGAGCGAGTCCGGGCGGTTTGTTGTAATGATCGACCGGGGTGATAGTTTCACTTATGGGCGTTGGGTTGCCAGCAAGTATATCAACGGTCAAAGCGAGTGGTGCAACGGTCGCTACTTTGATAGCCGTGGTGATGCTCACGAATGCTACCTAGCATTGTTCAAGCCAGCCAACTAACCAGTGGGCATAATGAACGGGCTTGACACTGAGCGAGCCCGCTATTATCTTCACTGTTTTAACCGGGCTTTACTGCCCACAACTGAAAGAATTACAATGGACCCTAACGCAATACTAGCTATTATTTTGGACCCTTCAACAGGGCTAGCAGAACGTGCTGAAGCTATTAGAAACCTTGAAGCGTGGCTTGACGGTGGTGGTTTTGTACCAACTATCGACAGTGAACAAGTAGATAGGCTTACAAACCACTTGGAAGCGTGGGCGAACGCTATCACACCAGAAGCAAAGTATCTGTTGAACGGTTGGACGGGCTCACAAGATTCGATGACTTACGCTCTTGTAAGCTCCAACGGTTTGAAGCGTGGAAGCGTGCGACCTAACGTCGAAAGCTCGCTAGAGTGGTTGGCTACGTTGTGGGGGAAATTGGAAACTGAATTGAGAAAAGACATTGTGCCAGCGGTGCAAGCAAACCCAGAAGCGCCAAGCGAGCCACGTTCTCACGAGAACTTACTATTAACTGTTCAAAGAATCGAACGTATGCTAGATCGTTTACTTGAAGCTCTCTAGTGGTTGTGGCTACGGGCTTGTGATAACGAGCCCGCTACCGTACTCACTTTAGAAACCCTTTACAGGACAAAACTATGAAAACAAAACAACAGCTTGGATCGGAAACTCGCAAACAATACCTTACAAAAGCCCGCCGTTATGCAGCTCGTAAGCTACGTGAGCAACGAAACGAGAATCAGTTTTACCGCCATGACAGTTTCAACGTGGCTGAAGCGTTGCGGCTCACTGAAGCTCGCTTTGTTGATATGGGGACTTTTGGCGTTGAAAGTATAACCAGTGTGAACGGCGATGAAACTTACGGGCTGGAGCTTCAATATCTAAACAGCGGTGAAATGTATTGCCTAACGCTTTGCTTTGATGAAACCCGCAATTGTTTTCTAATTGCTTGCGTTGGTAATATGATTGAAGCCGCTGAAGCTGAAGCCCGTAACCGATAAGTGAAAACAGCCAACGGGCTTGTGATAACGAGCCCGCTACTGTTTACACTTTAGAAACCCTTTATTGGATAAAACTATGCCTACTTTCAAAAATACAGATACAACTTTTCACGCTTTTGCAAGCCGTAACCACTCAGAAGGCAAGTGTGGCAACGTGAGCTTTGACAGTGACACCATTTACAGCTATGGAAACCACTTTCCAATAGCCACGTTCCACGGTGACAGTTTTGTATTGATAACAAACCGAACCCACTCAGTGACAACAGCGGGCCATATATCGGCAACCAAACGAGCGTTAAACCACGTTCCAAGCTGCATAGTTGATAACGTGAACCCCACAACAACTAGAGAGCATCGGGCGAACGTGGTTGATATGCTCCAGCGGGCTCGCTCACTTGCTAACGACTGGACACGTTCACGCAAATACAAAGATATGATACAGAGCGACATTGTGGGCTTGATGAATAGCGTAAAGCGTTATTTAGCTCACTTCAAACTGAAGCCGTTAAAAACCACTGCAAAAGCTCTTGAAGCATTCGCACCTATCGGCTTTGCTTATCCTCAAAACGTGATTGACGGCGAAAATCAAAAACCGAGCGAGCAAAAACAAGCTGCCGTTGTTGCCTTTATTGGCTACCTACTCGACTGGTCTGAAGCCGAATCCATCAAGCAAGCTGCAAAACGTAAGCGTGACGCTGCAAAACTAGAGCGTGAGCGAGCCGCTGAAGCTGAAGCCGCTGAAGCCCGCCGCGTAGAATCTGAAGCTCGGGCGCTGGAACGTGTAGCCGAGTGGCGCACCGGAGCCACCGTGGCAGCTCGCTTGATGGATGCCGCGCCCGTAGCGTTGCGGTTGTCAGTCGGCGGCTTTGAAGTCGAGACGAGCCACGGCGCAGCGGTTAGCGTTAGCGACTTCAAACGAGCGTGGAAAGCATTAAACAGTGGAAAGCTCCAACCCGGTACGACCATTGGTGACTTCACTTTCAACCGTATTGACGGCATTGGTGACAAGCGTATCATTGTTGTTGGCTGTCACCGTATCCCAATCAATGAAATACGGGCGTTAATTGACTTTGTAACCCGTGATAAACGCCCGTGTGATTGCGGTGGTTCGATATCTCACGATGTTTGTAATACTTGCGGCAAGATTGACGATTAAGTAACTCCAGCGGCGGGCTTGGATACTATCAAGCCCGATACTGTATTTACTTAAATTACCCTTTACAGGATAAAACTACAATGTTTGCTTTCATTTGTGATGCTAATGGTATTGAACTTTTAGGTTCTGACTCTGTTGTTAATATCGATGGGCGGCTGTCGCTATCTAATCGACTAGTTGAAGTAAGCGAGTATAAACAGGGTTTTAAAAAGCACTTTCGCCACAAGTTCGACGATATGGTTTTCGTTGCCTTTACAAAGTCGATACGTGACTTCAAGCTGGAACCAGATAAGCTCCATCGAATACCGAAACACCCTAGCGAGCGCGAAACCGCGATAACCCGCAAGCTGTCCGATATGGAAAGCCACTTGTCGCGATGGCCCGATGTTAAAAGTACTCGTTGCCTTTACTCAGTTAATGCCGATTGCATGGTGGTTCGTTGTCGAATCGTAAGCCCGTCGTTTAGCGGTGGTGGTAAGTTTACGCGAATTGTAGACTACGATGAAAACGGAAACAAAGTGAGCTAACCGGGCGACGTTGCCCACAAACCTTAAACCTTCACTGGATAAAAATCGATGATCAAAACATTAGCGCAATTGAAACGAGAAGCCGCAAACTATACTTGGCAGCTTTATTCATACTCTCACGATAACGGTAAGACTGAAAAGGCTCACCCGTTTAAAGACTTTGTTCGCACAGTCGATAAAGTGGCAAGTAAAGAGATTTACTTATCAACTCCGAGCGGCAACAGTTCTTCAATGCCATTTGGCAAAGCTGCAAATTGGAAGTTCGAAAAATACCTGTATAACGATACTGACGTTATTGTTGTTGTGCAAGTACCAGAAAGCTCAGTGGTGATGCGATACCATTTGAGACCGGTAAAGGTTAAGCCCGCTCACGTTGACCATATCACCTTATCTGAATTTTGGGCTTGTGACTTCTGTATGGTTCAGCGAGTGGATACAGAGACTGTGATTGTTCGATTCGATTCCGCCCTTGAAAGCGGCAGACCTTGCGGACTTGCTCGCTATGCAACACTTAAAAACGTAAGTGGTCAAAGAGCTAACGACAATGGCACGCTTAAAGTACTAGGTACTGCTATGGTGGCTCGCAAACTATTTGACTGGATAGGTGACGACAGCGAAGTTTAAAAATAGAGGGTTGCCGCGTCCGGGCGGTCTAACGGGTTCGATACCCGCAACCCTATTGGATTTTACTTTACGAACCTTAACAGGATAGAACTGATGGACGACGATAGAATTTTACAACTAAAACCTGAAGCCATTGACGGGCGCGAGTTCGACGGCGTGATTATTGATCGAGTGCAAAATAACAAAATGTATTTTGACTCTAGCGGGTTACTTGGTGATGATACCGACAACGATTTTACAGTGAGCTACGTTTGGAAAAGCAATGAGGGTAACTGGCAAGCCGTCAAGCCCTCAGAATTTAAACGAGCTTTTGAGAGTTGTAAGAACGTGATTCGCGTAACTGATGGACGATTCGGTGAGCTTCACATTGAGGTAGACAGTGAGTGGTCGCCGTTAGACTTGAAGCTGGCTGAGCGTGACTATTTAACCTCAATGCTTCGTTATTACAAGTGGTTGAATCAACACGGTTTGAGCTATTCAGCAATCAGCGGTGTTAGGATTTTGCCTCATGGCTCACGTCAAAACAAAAACAAGTATGACGTGGTTGACTTTCGAGTTAAGGGTAAGACTGAACCAGTTTGTTTCCCGCGTCACCTAGTACCGTTCACCGACAATGTGGTATTTAATAGAGGTGTTAAATAATGAAAACCAAAACCCAACCTTTGAACGTCCGCGCATCCCTACTGAGCTTTAGCAATCCGCGACGGCTAGCAGTGTTCCACAATTGGCCCGCTGGCAATCAAACAGTGACTTGCGAGTTTGCAGTGCAGCGTGACGATTCAGGACGCGAACGAGTCCTCAGATGGACTCGACACAAGCCGAAAACGACCTATTGGTACGACTGGTGCCGAATCGTTGACGGTGACGACAGGCGAACCTATGTCATCTGTTATGAGGGCGACCGGCGAACTGAACCAGTTGACAATCAGGGGCGACACTGCCCTGTTGAGGGTCAAGCTGTTATTTACAGCGGCTCACTAGATGAATGCGTTGTAACTAACGCTGGGCCGATTTTTAGAATGATTCAATCAATGAGGAACTTGACCAATGGCTAAACTATGTATAATTGTCGTTCTGTTTATGATCTGCTGGCCTATCGGCGCGGCAGCTCTTTGTATCTCTCTTGCTTATGGTGATGGATAATGATTGATCGAACTAACAACACTTGGAACAAGGTCTGTATCAAAATCCTCTTTGAAGAGTTTAAAGAGTTCGACCGTGGCAACGGCATCGGTCCGGCTATCAATTGGTTGATCGATCAAGAGGATACTGGACGTTCACCGTTTCACGTTCGTCGATTGCGTGATAAGTTCCGGCATGATCTGGCAACAGACTATGTGGATAGAATCACTGAGCAAGCGACGGCTTCATACCTTTGGCCCTCTGAGCAAGCTTTACCGATCGGATAGCAAAGCAGCGACCGTGAAAGTCCAATTCCTTAATCGCTTGAGCCTTTCCAATCTCTTGTAAATCGCCGTTGTCAATTAAGTTGGCAACGGCTCTTTTTATGGAATTAGTTGCACCAATTTTCGAATCCTTAAACGGTTTGACTCGTACAAGCTTGCGGCTGAAATATGCCCAAGGGATCACGCGGGCTCGATGCAGGGTTTGAGGTACGCCATACGATTTTAACTCTTTAGCGTCCGTAATTAGGTACTTGACAATCGAATCCTCAATTTTCTTTACTTCATTTGATTCAGAGTTTCCATAGTTGGCTAACGCGCCACCTTCGCCAAACTTGGATTGAAGCTTTGCCAAATTGTATTTGACGAATCGCTCAGCCCAACCCCAAGACTCTGAATCGATGACTGGGTTATAAGGATTGATACCAACGGCGATGAGTCCAGCGACCTTGATTGTATTTAAGTGGACGCGATTCCAAAGTTCACAGATAACGTCTTCGTTGGATGTGTTGATTGTATGGTCGCACTCTTTATCAAGATGACGGCTGAGCGATTTAGCACTATCGGCAATTGGCATCTGATAAGGTAGGTTTGCGTCAATGTTGCGAAAAGATTGCTCGGCCAATGCCATGATGGATTCGCATAGTTTTTGGTTTGGATAGATTAGCGGTCCTGCCTCATTGGATGGAACGCGGATTCCGTCATATTGCGCAATGATGAATCGTGGCAGCAAACCCGTCTCAATCATTCCCTCATCGGCCAGAATGTCGAACCACTTAGGGGCAGACTCAGCAACGAAACTAAACGCTGGCGACTGGATGGATTTGGTGTTGCGTTCTGCATCTGAATACGCTGTTGGATCAACGCGACCTGAACGTCCTGATTTCGAATAGAAGTCCAGCATAACTTTTTGTGTCATCAGATCAGCACCTATCGCAGTTGGTGACGTGATACGTTTTAGCATTGGACCAAATTCGCCAAAGACAGAAACGAATGACTTGCTCTGATGTTCGCTCATGTATCGCAACAGAGCTTGACCGCTGGCAAGGTCGCCCGGACCCTTAAACGCTCTAATTGTGGGCATCATCGGCGCGACGGCATCAAAGATTTTCTCATACGATTTTGAAATTGCTTCCTTGCCGCGTCCAGTCTTTGCAAGCAAAAGCAAATACAGGTTTAGACCATAGCCGCTTGCATTATAAGATCGTCCTGCGATACCTGCCATGAGCCCCAAGGAACCAATGACTGCGATCTCTTTGACTGGCTTCCAAGCCTGCTCATAAGTAAAGTTTGCAATCTCACCTACGAGTCCGGGCGGCTTTCCATAAGCCAATCCTGAATCGTCAACAATGACTGGATCAATTGGTTTTGCAGGTACAGGTTCGGGCTCAGTTATTGACTGCAACGAGTTGAGTTTGTCAACAGGGCTAAGCTCCTGAAGATCCATTTGAGCTACGAGCCCCGTAATATCAACTTCAGGAATCAAACGATCAAAAGCTTTTGTGATAGAATCCTGCACGTATTTGTTACGCTGAGCTTTCGGTCTTTGCCCTAAACCTGAAGCGCGAAACATGCGCGTGATTTGTCCGCGATCCTGAGTGTAGAAAGCAAGAATATCAATCAGAGCAAAATCAGCGCGCGAATGATCGCCAGCATGATAAGTATCAATATCGCCGCTAAACAATGCCTTGAATTTTTCTCCGTTCGCGGCATCAGAAGCCATGCGATATATATCGTCATCACTAGAATCAGAGACAACACTGTGAGAACTATATTCAGAATTAGCATCAACACCCTCCAAGGATACCCACAGTTGGTCGACGAGAGTTTGAGCCTCGCGAATCGGTACATCGTGATAAACGTCACCGGTCACAGTCATAAACGAATAAGGGTAAACTTCAATCGCATCGCGACGGCGACCAGATGGAAGTTTGCCACGGACAAGTATATGCAAACCCTTCCCTGAAGGCGACCGTTCAGAGTAAGAATTGAGTTGCTGAAAATAGAATTGCTGATTAGCTCTTGCAGCAGGATCATCAGTGTCGTCGAAGTCAACGAAGATGTATGGGTCGTCATGGCTGACCATGAATCCAATTCCATCGTAAGCGACACTGTGAGCAATGGCATCTTCAAAAGAACACCAAGTTTCAGGATCGTTTTTCTTTGCCCACTTTTTCGTTAGTGGGTTGAGTGGAACTTTTGTTGGCTTCCCTGAATCAGTATCTCGATACAGCCAACAGACCCATTGTTTTCGCTCTTGAAGCTCCAACGGGACATTAAAGAAAGCAGAATTCATCCGTGTCTCAATTCAGATTTTAGTAGCTAAGAGGTTCGCCTTTAAGCGTTTCGTAAAGTCGTTGGATCGCGTTCACGCCGGGACGGCGCGGAGGGTTCGGACTCATCAAAGTTGACAAGAATGCTTTTGTGCAGTCGCATTCTTTTGCCAACTTGTCAAGGGTCCAAGTTCGATCACGATGCTTCATCAGCTCTATCGTGGTTTCCAGAAGCGTCTTTCGCCTCGGTTTTTGCTTAGTTTTTGCCATGTCAAGCCCAAATTGAAAATAGTAAATCGGAGGTCTCCGATTTGATAACTCTATTAACTTATCGGATATTAGTCAAACCTAATTTGATAATTCTCAAATCTTTTTCTGAATTGCTGTTGACTGATGAACCGAAGATGATAATATCTTCAATGTCGAGCGGGAAAGCCGGAATGCTCGAAATAAAAGACACTGAGATCGCAACGGGCGGCCCCTAATGCGATGGCTTGACAGAGCGGAGAGACGTTTTTAATACAACGCAGGATGTGAAAATGTCAGCAATGACTTTCAAGGTAAGTAAGCCTCGATTCATCCTGCTAAATGGCAGGGTGCCTGTCTTCGGTAACGATTCAGGTGGGCTAACGTCCTTGACACACCCTGTCTTTTTAAAACAATTTAACCCATCGGGAGAAGACGATGAGTATTGACTACCAGCCACAAGCGACAGCAACAACTCCAACCAAAGAGCAAATCGATGAGGCTCTTGCTCATTGGCAGAGAGCCAAAATTGCACTCCAGCAATGGAAAGATCACGAGCAAGAACTGCGGCGATACATTGTTGAACATGGCGGCTTCTTTGATCCAACTAAGGACAAGGGAACTGAGACTGTTGAGCTTGGCAACGGTTACAAGCTAAAAGCTAAAAAGTCAATTAGCTACAAAGTGGCTAACAAAGAAGGTGAAGCCTTCGACGTTCTTTCTAAACTAACCGCTCTTGGTGAAGTTTCAGCTCACAAAGCAAAGAAGATTTTTCGCTTTGACGCTGAGCTTCGACTAAGTGAGTACAAAGAACTTAACAACTCAGAACGTGCATTGGTTGACTCTGTGTTGACAACTAAACCCGGAATGCCGACTCTGGAATTGGTGGAGCCAAAAGCAAAGCCATAACATTTCCGTCTCGATAAAACGTAACTATCGAGCAAACCCCATCTTTTAGAATGGAACAGTTTTATGAAATTTGAGTACACTTTCAAGCTTGCTCCTGCAACCGAGCAGGTAACACGAAAAGCAACAATTGGAGTCAACGGACAAGTTGAAACGGTTGTTGTTAAGGATAACCAACTTATTCGTGAGTTCGCGATCAATGAGGTTGTTGACGTATCGTTTTTCGATGTTGATGCAGCAGGTAATCCGTCAACGCCAACAGTCGTCTTGCAAAACAAAACGATGGTTGATGATGTTGCACCTGAAGCGCCCGGCGTTGAGATTTGCGTAAAGCAAATCGAAGCTGAAGGTTCAACTGAAGGTTCAACTGAGCAAGTTGAACAGGAAGACGGAAACGGAGAAGGTCCGGTTGGAGAAACCAACACTGAGCAGCCTCCAGCAGAGCAAGAAGGTGTCGAAGCAATGCAAGACACTGAGCCACCTGCACCTCCAAAAGTTGAAGAACCAACAGTTGAGCAGACTGGTTCGACTGTTGCCGACAATGGAGCAATTGTTCCTCCACCTGCAAACGGATCAGGTGCTAGTAACCCAGAAACTAGCGGCTGATGCTGATTCAGGATAACAGTTTGTTATTCTGAATTTTCAGAATGATGGAGCGTATGTAAATCCATATAAGGTCCGATTTATTCGGCTTAGGTTTTACCCTTTGTTATTCTGATAGTTTGATCGGTGACTGAGCGGTTTAAAGTTAATCCTAAACAACAATGGTGAGCGATAGCTTTTAGGAAGCTGCAAGAATCCATCGCAGGTTCGAATCCTGCCCGATCAACTTGAGTGAGAGGTGCAATACCGCTATTAAAATAAGGGGTTTGAATCCCTAAGTCGCTCACTCATTCATTTACTTATGTCAAAAACACTGGTAACTTTTAAGCGAGACAGCCAGTAGTTTCAACCACGGGAAACGTCAACGAAATCATAAGAATTTGTAGGTACAAGTGGTTGTTTTTATTTACATTCACGGAGGAACACGATGTTAGTTTTGTCAAGAAAGAAAAATGAGATGGTAATGGTCGGTGACGACATAAAGATAGTCGTTGTCGAGATTCGAGGCGATAAGGTACGATTGGGGATTGAAGCTCCGCAAGATGTGCCAGTTCATCGAATTGAAGTTTATGACGCAATACAACGAAAGAAGAAGGCAGACCCAGATGCTACCAATCAAATCAACAAACACGATACCGATCAAGCCCCACTCAGTCGTTTTCGGACCAGCAAAGTCGGGAAAGACTAGACTGATACCCACATTGGAGGCTCCGCTTATCTGCTCAGTAGATAAGGGTTTGGAGAGCATTCGGCAATATGATATTCCATGCGTCGAATGCGATACTTGGGATCATGTTGCAGCATTCAATCAATTCGTTTACAGCGACAGTGCTGAAAAGAAAAAGTATCGTGAGTTCGTTTACGATGATTTGACTGAGGCAGCCGGGCTTTATTTAGTTAAGTGCTTACTTGCTAACAAAGATGGTCGGAAGGCGTACGGTCAAATGGGCGAAGAGATGATGTACTTCTTTCGCGCCATTCGAGAACAACGAGAACATATTGCAGTGCTACTTTGCAAAGAGGAACGTGTTCAGAACAATAAAGGTGAGCTGCTTTATTCGCCAATGTTGCCCGGACAGGCTTTGCAACCAATGGTTCCATACATGTTCGGTCAGATTTACCACATGGAACTTTGGACTCATCCTGAAACACAGCAGATTCACGAAGTTCTTCGGTGCAAACGCAATCAGCAAATCGAAGCTGGTGATCGAAGTGGTAAGTTAGCCGAGATTGAGTATGCGGATCTCGGAGCAATCAACCGAAAGATAATGAGTTAGAAGTTGTGTAGGGCTAAGATGGTTCTGGCGCACCATGGGTGTCCAAAGTGGGTTCAATTCCCGCCCCTACGCCTGTCAATTGACTTTGTGGGCATGACAACCCAGAACATTAAACCTAAGAGGATAAATTTATGTCAGCCAATTTAGAAGGCGTTTTCAATCCGCAAGACCATGACCCAACAATGGGCGGTGGTCAGTCACTTCCACCGTCTGGTCCTGATGGTTGGTTAGTAACCATCATCGAATCAGAGATGAAACAAACGCAAGATGGTACGAGTATGATGCTCGCTCTGCTTTGTAAGATCATGGAAGGACCGCAAACAGGCGTTGAAGGTTATTGGAACCTTAATTTGGGACATGGCAACCCGGTAGTGGTTCGCATTGCTCAGCAAGCTCTATCCTGCATCTGTCACGCTGTCGGTCATCTTGGACCGATTCAGAACACAGAACCGTTGCATAACAAGCCTTTCCGTGTTGTTGTTGCTGCTCAAATCGATAAGGCAACAGGTTTGCCTGATGAACGCGGTTACGTTGACATTAAGAAGGTGTTGCGTGCCGATGGGTCAAAGTTGAGCGATCCTGCCGGGAGTGGCGGTGCGGCTCCCGCACCGGCGCCAGCTCCAGCGCCGACAGCACCTGCTCCCTCGCCTGCCCAAGCAGCACCGGCGCCAGCTCCAGCTCAGCCTGCGATTACTAACGAAGTTCCTTTGCCGGCCGCTCCAGCAGCCCCACCGGCAGCTCCAGCTCAGGCAGCACCTGCTCAGGCTCCAGTGACTCCGCCGACTCCGGCAGCAGGCTGGCCGACAGAGGCAGCTCCGGCTCCACCTGCGGCACCTACTCAGGCAGCGCCGGCACCTGCGACAGCGCCGCAAGGTCAACCGTGGAATCAACCTTCACAATGACCTAAGTGTTTAACCGTCGGTTGTGACGGAGAATGTGTACCATTCTAAGAACTTGAGCGGTCGGTGTCTTCTCCTCCGTTTAGCTGGCAACAGCACGCTCATTTATGCCGAAGTATGCAAACGGTATAGCAGCCCTCCTGTGAGGGGGTGGTTAGGGGCATCGATCAACGATCTGGTCGTATTGATGAACACCTGATGTGAGGGTTCGAATCCCTTGTTCGGAATTTTATTTTTAACCTGTGAGAGCAATGAATCATCAAGTTGTCAACATGGATTGCGTTGAATACTTACGCAACGGATTGTTATGCCCACAGAAGTTTGATTTGATAGTTGCAGATCCGCCATTCAATATAGGACAAGACTATCAATCGTACAAGGATGTAATGACAGAAGGGCAGTACAACAGATTCACTGAGAGTTGGGTTGCTCACTGCTTTATCAAATTGAAACCGGGAAGCGTCATGTTTTTACATGGCTCAACTAAGGTATGTAGGACAATAACTAGAATTCTATTTTTACTTGGCTTGGAGAAATTTGTCGAACAGGAAATAGTTTGGGCGTACAATTTTGGTCAATGCAACTTCAGCCGATTCATCGAGACTCATTGCCGCGCAATCGTGGTTCGTAAGCCCGGTGATGAACGCAAATGGAATGTTGAGTCAGTAATGACTCCATCCAAGCGATTGCTTATGGGTGACAAGAGAGTTGAAACATCAAAATACAAAGGCATGATACCGTTCGGAACTGTTTGGGGTGTGAAATCTGAAGACAGTGTGCCACTGGAGCCAATGGAGGGCGAACCTAATTGGGGTCGCGTCCAAGGCAATAATAAAGAACGTCGCAAGGGACACCCTAACCAGTTACCTGAACGATACATTGAAAGGATAATTCTTGCATACTCAAACCCGCCAGATACTGTTTTTGATCCTTTTGGTGGTAGCGGGACTACTATTGCAGTAGCAAAGAAACTTGGTCGTAACTGTGTAACAACCGATATAAGCGAGTGGAATTGTGATTCGATTAAGCAAAGATTGGGAGCCTCAAATGGTTAAATCAGAACAAACTAAAAGAGAAGCGGTCGGCTGTGCAATTATCCTATTAGCGTTTACTTTTGGGGTTTTCTGTTCAATCTTAATTTTCGTCTCTATACCTCTAATAAGCTTTGTATTTACATGGTGGTTTGCATGAGTCGCATTTGCGTCAATTGCGGTAATCCGTCTAACGTAATTGATAGTCGAGCTAAAGGCGATCTTACCAAAAGGCGTAGACGTTGTTCGGGATGCAAAAACGCTTGGACGACTTACGAACTACGACCAGAGTACATTGATGAAGACAAATTACAAATTGCCCTTGAAACCTACATGGAAGAATTAGATGAGTGAAACAGCAGACATAACAAGCGTTATCGACCAAAAACGTATCTCTGAATCAATCTTGATTGATATTGAAGAGTGGTGTGAAAAGGAATACAGCGATGGGCATCGCAAACACCTCGGCGGATCTGCAATAGGAAAGAGTTGTTCTCGCGAGCTTTACTATGCTTTCCGTTGGGCTAAGAAGCCAGACTTCAGCTCGGAGACTCGCCACGCCGGACAAACATTGAGATTGTTCCAGCGCGGACATAAGGAAGAGATCAGCTTTACTGAATACCTGATCGGTATCGGCTGTACTCTTAAAGCGACACCTGAAACGCAAATCAAGATCAGCGATGTTGAAGGTCACTTCGGCGGCTCCTGCGACAATGTGGGCTTCCTACCAGCTCGGTACAACATCCCTGCCGAACTGCTGTTCGAAATGAAAACTATGAACATGGCTTACTTCAATAGGCTAAAGAACAAGATCAAAAAGAACAAAGCTGCGAATATTGTTGAACCGATCTTCCCTAAGTTGTTTCCTGTTTATTGGTCTCAGGTCTGTGTTTACGGGTACAAGCTTGGATTGTCTTATGTGTTCTTCATGGCAGTTGATAAGAACACAGATGAGCTTTACATTGAAATCGTTACTCTTGACTGGGAGTTGGCTAAGTCAATGCTTGATAAGGCAGCGATGATTATCACTGCCGACCAACCACCAGCTCGTAAATCTATGCACCGCACAAACCTAGCTTGCAAGTGGTGCAACTTTACTGATATCTGTCACGGCGAAGAACAAGTAGAAAAAAACTGTCGTTCTTGTAAGCATTCAAGTGCTGCTGCTAACAAGCAATGGGTTTGCGGATTAGCTCCGCCAGCGGACAATGTGATTCCAGAGCATGTGATACCAAACGGGTGCAATAGTCACGAAGGGATAAAATGATGAGTGAATTAGATGAATTGAAAGCGATGTTCGATGAAGCCAGACATAAAGCAAGCGTTGCCTTTGACGGAGCTTTTGTTTTTAGCGGAGTGGTTATTCTCTTCCTTTTAGAAGGTCGATGGTTATCTCTTTTAATCTGGTTTGGCTTAGGTTGGTTGGTAAAAGCTACTCTGATGAAAGTGTTTTTCAAAAAGTGAATCGTCCACCTCTACATCCTGACATTGTAAGACTGATAATTGCAACACCTCCAGTATTGCACAGTCGAAGAAAAGGCTCTATCTCAAAGTGTATAAAAGGTTGTAAAGCTTGTGAGTATCTTGATTTAAAAGCTAAAGCTTTAGATCAAGTCTCACAAATCGATGTAATTGAAAATAATGAATAGACCTCATCAAATATTCCCTCGCTCATACCAGACTGAGTGCATCAATACGTTATGGAATTGGTTCCATGCTGGTAACACAGGCAACCCCGTATTGGCATTACCTACAGGTACGGGTAAAAGCCTAATACCTCCGTTGTTCATTGAGCGTGCATTCAAACATTACCCATCAACTCGTATGGTAATGTTGACTCACGTTAAAGAACTGGTAGAGCAGAATCGCAAGGCATTGCAACGAGTCATGCCGACCGCGCCAGTCGGCGTTTACTCAGCCGGGCTCGGAAGGAAGGAGCCGGGCGCCCCGATCGTGTACGGATCGATTCAGAGCGTCAAGAACGCAGTGAAGCTTCTCGGTCGCCGTGATATGCTTTGGATCGATGAAGGGCATCTGCTGTCGCCAAAAGACGGTACGATGTATCAGGATGTTATTGCCGAGCTAAGAGAGATGAATCCGGGGATGCCTGTTGTCGGTATGTCGGCAACACCATTTCGAATGGGGCAGGGAATGCTCACTGATCCGACGTTTGACAAAGAAGGTAACCCTAAACCTGCTATTTTTGATGAGATTGTTTTTGACATAACTGGAGTCAGTGCGTTTAATCGCCTGATTGATGAGCGATACCTTTCTCCGTTAGTTCCTAAAGAGACCGACATTGTTATCGATGTTAGTGATGTTAGAATGCTCGGCGGAGAGTACAATAAGGAACAACTCAGGGAAACAATTAAGAAACAAAACATAACAGCTAGAGCTTTGACAGAAGCTTACGATTTGTTGGGAGACCGAAAGTCATGGATTGTTTTCGGTGCAGGTATCGAAAACTGTATGCAGATAACAGAGCTTATGAACAAGATGGGTATTTTAACCTGCTGCGTTCATAGTAAAATGAAAGCTGAGCAACGCGACAAATACATTGCTGCATACAAAGCTGGTCGTTTCAGAGCGATTGTATCAAACAACATTTTGACAACAGGGTTCGACCATCCTCAGATTGATGCAATTGTTGATCTAAGACCTACCGTCTCTGTGGTCATGCACCTTCAGAAATACGGTCGCGGCACTAGACCTTATTTTCACCCGTCTTATTCATTTTTGCAACTATTGGAGTTACAACATCGCATTGACGCTATGGCGATGGGAGGCAAAGCTAATTGCAAAGTATTGGACTTTGCAGGCAACACAGCTAGACTTGGACCTATCAACGACCCATGTATTCCGAAACGTAAGACCAAACCGGGTACAGGTGAAGTACCAATTAAGATATGCCCACAATGTGGAGCGTACAATCATACACCTGCTCGCTTCTGCTGCGATCCCGATTGCAACTACGAATTTGTGTTCAAGGAAAAACTTAAACCCAATGCTTCAACAGCAGTGCTGATTCGTAGAGATGAGACAGGTATTGAGATTTGGGATGTTTCAGCAATGCAAGCCTTTCGCCATAAAGGTAAGAACGGTAAGCCAGATACGATACGAGTACAGTATTTTTGCGGTATCCAGCCTGTATCAATGTGGCTTGGTTTTGGCGACGGTCACAAAGGATTGACAAAGCATCGATCTCACGATTGGTGGCGACAGCACTCCGCTGGAGATCCACCGCAATCAATCGAAGAAGGACTTGAACGGTTCAGTGAGTGTCGTCAGACAAAGAAATTAAAGGTTTGTTCATCAGGTAAATACGCGGAGGTTTTAGAATGTCTGTTTTAAAAAGAGGTCAAACTGGCACTTGCCGTAATTGCGGATGTCAAATAAAAGTCTATAGGAATGGCAGACCTGATAACTACTGGGATCATTCAGTCAACACCAGATGTAATTACCCCCAACCGCTAAATGAGCATGAAGCAATCACCAAAGAACAACAAACAGCCAACAATCGACAAGTTGACGGCGACCACTATCAAAGTGAGATACAACCTTGGGATTTCATCGAAGCTAACAATCTTACCTTTATTGAAGGCTCTATTGTCAAATATGTTAGCCGTCATAGAAAGAAAAACGGTGTGCGAGACCTCAAGAAAGCACAACACTTTCTTGAAAAACTAATTGAAATTGAACAATCAAAACCTTTAGGTGACTAATGAGAAATGGTAGATTCAAGAGAATACGACCTTTTAGTACAGGTCAGTTTAAGATTAACTGCGCTCATTGTACTCGTATAGCTGAAGTGCGACTTGTGCCAAAACCGCATTGGAAAAGCAAGTCAAACGGCCCTCGTGGTAAATCACCAGAAGAGGCAACAAGTCTAAATGCAAAAATAAAGTTTTTTGCCAGAGGTTGGGTTGAACATCGTATTGATGGTTGGCGTTGCCCTGTTTGTGCCAAAGAAAAACGATCCTTACCGGGTCCAAAAGAGAAAGTTGGAAATGTCAGCAAAATGTAGATGTGACCGTTGTGGAAAACCTTCATTAAGACTTAATGTTGTTGATCCTGATGAAATCGTTCAACGTCAGTTTTGTGATGAATGTACTGACAAACTGATTGTTGAAATTGAAAAAGTTATCAAAAACATAGAGAAAGCGAATAATAAACATGCCTAAATACGACATAACAATGGACGAACAAACTTATCGCGTATTTGCAGAGTGCGGTAAGAAAATGAACTGTGGTGATGCAACTGAGTTGATCGCTATGGCTGTTGAATCATTAGCTCAGAAGCTGAACATGGATGAAGCAATTCAAGCTAACAAAAAATTCATCGATCAGTGTGATGACCATCTTCTGCATCCGGCAGACTTTGAAGGTTCTAATGCAGTATTCGGACCTCCACCGGGTCAAACTGAAGATGAAGTCTACTCGCTCTGCGCTACAAAAATTAACTGGGGTGGCGCACCGTCAGTGCTAACCTGTTGGAAACCAACCCATCACCATCTGAAGTCGATAAAGAAAACAGGTCGTATCTGGTTAGCTCAGATGGCAGATCGACCAAACCCAGTATGTTTGTCAGCTAAGAATCCATTGGAGTTTCAGGGGATTGAATTGCAATGAAGTTAGAAGCAACATGTAGATGCGAATTATTTGCAGGGTTTTTCGGAATAGACGCTAGTGGTAATCAACCCGAATGCGGCAATACTATTGAAATCGATGTTGAATTAGACGATTTAATAAAAGTAGATGATGATTCTTTTTGCTTGCCTTATTCTATCGAGTGCGAATCATGTGGCTTTACTCACGATAGCGAATACCTTCTTTTTGAGTTAGTATGACCTTAACCTACACAACCCCTGAAGTAGAACCTGCTCCGATTCATTTTATGTCGCCTCAGCAAGTAGTAGCTGAGAACGGTAACGAAATGCTGATGGATATTGAGTGCTACCCTAACTTCTTTCTGATCGGAATGAAGTCATTCCAAACAGGGTTTGTTAAGTTCTTTGAGCGATCATCTGAGAACGATATTGATTTGCCGACTCTTCGCCACATGGTTCTAAACACAACCATGATCGGTTTCAACATAACCGGTTACGATCTTCCGATGCTATACGCAGCATTAGCAGGTCGCAACTGTGGGCAACTCTACGAGATATCTCGTAAGCTCACTGAGAAGAAACATAACAACTTCGGCAAAGAGATTAAAGTACGACCTTGGCAGGTGGCTAAGAAGTTTGGCTTTAAGATAGGTCACTGCAAGTCCGTCGATCTCCAAACCGTCGCGCCAGCTCTCGCGCAGCAGCTCAGCTTGAAGCACTACGGCGCCCGGATGCACACCGACCGGCTTCAGGAGCTGCCGGTCGATTTCAGGAACGACCTCAGCTACGATGAGGCTCGCGGAATCCGCACCTACAACATAAATGACCTCGACGTTACCGGTTGGCTCAGAAACGCCCTCACGGCGGATCTCGAACTCAGGAAGCAAATGAGTCAGGTCTACAGTATCGACCTCATGTCTCGCTCAGATGCTCAGATCGCGGAGCGGGTCATGGCGGCTGAGATCAAAGCTCAAACAGGTATTGTTGTCACTGCCAAACAAGCTCAGGAACTTTGGCCTACTGGTTCAACTTTTCGTTACTCTGCTCCTGATTATATACAGTTCTATACTCCGAAGCTTCTGAATCTTTATGCTCAAATTCTAAACCAAGACTTTGTTATCACCCAGTCCGGTAAAGTTGCAGCCGTCGGTAAGACTGAAGAGAAAACCAAATGGCATATTAGAATCAACGAAACTGAATACACAGTTGGGTTAGGTGGATTACATTCAACTGAAAAACAACAGACTTATTTCACAAACGATCGATGGCAGCTTTTTGATCGCGACGTTGCAAGTTACTATCCAGCGATCATTCTAAACCAAAGCCTTTACCCCAAGCACATCGGACCGGGTTTCATTCCAACCTATCGCGATATTGTTGAGCGACGACTTGAGGCCAAAGCCAACAAAGATAAAGAAACTGCTGATAGTTTGAAGATTGTTATCAACGGAGGTTTCGGTAAGCTCGGCTCCAAGTGGTCTATCTTCTATTCGCCAGACCTTCTCATCCAAGTTACGATCAGCGGTCAGCTCTCACTACTCATGCTTATCGAGATGCTTGAAGTGTGCGAGATACCAGTTGTTAGTGCAAACACTGACGGTATTGTGATTAGATGCCCACAAGGGAGACAGGAAGATTATCTTCAAGTTGTTGCTGATTGGGAACGTATCACTGGGTTTGTGACTGAAGAGAGCCGCTATCAGTCGATTCATAGCCGAGACGTTAATAACTATATTGCGATTGGTGACGATGGTAGCATCAAGGCCAAAGGTGCTTACACAAATCAACTGAGTTTCAAAAACAAGAACCGTGAAACACTTATGAGTAATCCTGCTGCTGAGATTGTTAGCGAGGCAGTTATGCTATACCTCAAAACCTGTAAGACAAATAGTGTTATCACTGTCGATGAGACAATCGAAAAGTGTAAAGACATTAGGAAGTTTCTATTTGTTAGGCGAGTGAATGGCGGAGCAGTTCATAACGGAGTAAACATCGGTAAGGTCGTACGATGGTACTACCAAAAAGGTCAGCATGGTGATATTAGAAACTCTAAACCAAACAAGGCAGGTCAAAGAACAGTTGTTAGTGAATCTCAGGGGGCGATGCCGCTGATGAACCTGCCAAAGAAGTTCCCCAAAGACGTAAACTATATCAAGTACATCCAGAGAGCTAAGAATGTTCTTGAGGATCTGGGGTACGGAGCCCAACTGGAGTTATTTAGATGAACGAAATGTCAAACACAGAAAGTTACCCGTCACCAAGCAAAGCTGACCTAGGGGGACGCAACACTTCAAACAACAGCGAGCGATTTAAGCGAGCTGGGTTTGAAGTACACAAAGGCTCAACCGGAAATAAAACAGTAACTATCGATCTTATAATTAAAGGTTTAACTTCTGTTTCTAATCATGCTAAGCAAGTCAGTCAGTTTCGTATTTCAGAACTTGCCTCTGAGGTTGTCAGCCACCTCTATCAGGTTAGAGATAACTGCTTCGGTCGTCGCGTTGCCAAATGGTTCGACGATCGCAAGATTACTCAGAACGCGACTCTAGACGCTCAAATGGGAAAGCTCCGAGAGGAATTCGGAGAACTGGATCAAGGCATTGAAGACAACGATCTTGAAGAGATTAAAGACGGCATCGGTGATTGCGCAGTTGTTCTCGCTGGCATGGCCCACATGTGCGGTATGACTTTCGAAGAGTGTTGTGAACACGCTTGGAACGAGATCAAAGACCGCACAGGACACCTTAACGAAGAAGGTGTTTTCGTTAAGGATTAAAACTGAGCAAGATAGTCTTGCTCAAAGGTTCCACGGTTATCAAAAGTTTGAGGAACACTTGCATCATCGTCGATAATGAAAGTATCTTCGATAGCCATGTCTCCAATACCGATATGACCGCTAGGTCTAACTCGTATCTCTATATCAAATACAAAAGGGTGTTGTCTAGAAACGGACACACCTATTTGTATCGGGTAGTCCCCTATCGGTGCAGTCGGTGTTCCAAAAATCTCCCCCGTTAATGGTTGTAAGGTCAATCCTTCAGGTAAAGCACTAGACTCAAACAACAAACCACCAAACCCCATATTCGGGTTAGTCAACAGATGAGCTAAAGGAATAGACTCTAAGTCACCTAATGTGGATAGGTAGTTATTAAAAAGTAACGGATCAGTTAAAAACAAAGGCTGAAAGCCAACATTTAAAAGATCAACTTTAGGGTTGGCTGCAAACGCAGCAAGTCTCAATTGATTCAATTGCTCATTTACCTCAACGGGTCTGACCTCAAACGTTGCCGAACATCGATAGAAATGTCCTCGCTGTTCTACCAGCCCAAACCCTCTAAGAAATCGACAAATGTGCGGCTCAGGGGTAGGGTGGTCCGTTATCAAGTCAATCTCAAACTCATCAACGCCTTGATTGACACCTGACTCAAAAAAGGTGGTTAGGTATAAATACCGACTTCGATCTCCGCTGAATGTGCATTGCAGAACTTTGTGGGCATTCTCAGCATCTTTACGAATGCGAGATCGACCGGAAGCCAGTCGAGTGATTACGCGAGTTTCCTCCGGCTCACTCCACTGGTAGCTTTCAGCATCAGGTTTTATGTGCATTCTAATCATTATATCACTTCTGTTACGTTGATTGTCAGGTCTACATCGCGAGTCAAACCGTTAGAGTCTGTAACTCTAAACATAAGCTCATAACGATTATTTGTATCTAAATCAGTAGGTAGGTCATAGTCTGGGGCAGCGATGAAAGACAAATCACCAGTTGGAGTGAAGTTGAATTCACTATGGTCTCCAAAAGGAAGCATTGAAAACGTAAACGTATCTCCATTGATATCAAAGGCTTGCAGACTAAAAAATACAATGTCTGTTCCTTCATCAATATTGACAACCTGACCGTTGGTAGCGTTAGTGAAGAAAGGTGCGCGAGATGTTCGAGTAGGATTTGGAATAATGTTTTGACGATCGTTTACAACGCCTACCGTTACTGGTGCGGATCGCGTCAAAGCCCCATCTGTCACTGTAACTGTAAATATGTAAAAGTTATCACCGTTTGCATCTTGAGGGTTGTTAAAACGAGGGTTTGTGATCCAATGTACTCGACCTGAATTACCGATAGTGAAAAGGTGAGCATCTGGCCCGCTTATAGAGTAGGTAACTGCATCCCCATTAACATCGAAAGCTGAAGCGTTCAATTGCAAATCTTCTTCAGGTATACCCGGATAGTTTTCAGTATAGTCTGCATACCAAATCAAATCGCCCGGTCTCAGCGTTCTAAAAAATGGAGCAGTGGGACTATCCGAAGAATTACCTGCTAAAACGTCATTAAATTCTCCGGGGTTAGTCGAGTTCCTGAAGTCTTGATCGTTAGCGTAGTACCTAGCGTCATAGTTAATCATTTCCAGAGTCACAGATAAGTTATCATTAACCCGCTTAGACTGAACTAAGAACTCTGAGATTTCGTTACTGTCAACTTCTTTTATTTTAAACAAGGACTGAACATAGTTGTTTGGATCTAGTGACATAACAACTCCTGTCAGGTCGGTCACCTCAACCATATTATTAGAGAACAACGTGATAGGTCTTGAGACAACAACACCGGAAACGTCTTGAATAAAGATTGAGTAATTCACACCCAATTGCAAATCAGGCATGGGGTCAAGCGTTAGAACATTACCCACAGTGTTAAGAATCACGCCTGACATTGTTGTTGAATTCGTACCATCAGCTACTAAAACTTTATCGTTGTTAGCTAGGGCTGCAACCTCCTGAGTGCAGTTAGATGACAAGAAAGTGTTAGTGTAGATCAGTTTGTTATATTCGCGATTAGCGTGCATGTAGGCTTGCAACCTTCGCTTAACTCCAAGTCTTGTTATTTTGTTTGGGTTGGTGGCTGATTGATCTGCCGGCACATAGATGAATTGTGAGTTTCCTTCGCTGTCAAAATACTCTAACTCAACTCCATCGTAATCTCTTTCGACACCGAATGAGATTCTTCGGCGCTCGGAATCGGGTAATCTGTTATCATCACTGATGAGCAGAGATGAAGTAGCGTTATCTCTCTCAAAGAACAGCTTTATTTTACTACCTTCACGGTACGCAGTACAAAACACAGCTTCAGCCACTATTGCAATGGTTTCTTCAAATGAAAGAGAGCTATCATCAAAGGTGTAATTGAACTGAGTGAGTCGGCTGTCCCCGAAATAAGTAGCTACTTCATTTATTGTCTCGCGAAAGTTAACCAAATCTAACTGGTCAAGAGACTGGCGACCTATGAACTCATCGGTACAAATTGAAACAAGAACGCTGGCAGCATCGCTGGTAGGGAAAGGTCCATTAGGTGCAAACTGACCATCAGCAGCGAGTCTTGGTATCAGCCGACTTACTTGACAGCTTAGTTCCCGATCAGAAATAGTCTCTTCGCCTTCCTCAATATGGGCTCGCGTTCTAGTATAAATTGTTGTCACGTTGCCAAAGTGAGGTTGAGTAAAAGGCACTACCTCATTGACAACTACTGAAGTTAATGACTGCTCAATTACTTCACCTGTAACCCTTGTCGGCGGAGGATCGGGATATGTTTGTTCTCCAAAACCTCTCTGTATCCATTCCTCTAAGGGAATTTCTTCAACCACTTGTCTCGGCTCAGAAAACCTCCGCAAGCTAACACTTGTTTCAATTCCAACATAAGGGTTTGTCAAATTAAGATCGTGAGTACCAACTTCATAAAAATCATCAATGCTTGTTGTTGCTTGATCTGTTAGGCGAGTGAATATGACCGAGATACCTACCGCTGGACCTTCCCCTTCAACAGTAAAGCCCACAAGAATTGAGCTGGCTCTAGTTGTTCTCTGTAGAGGATTTGTCTCATCGTCACTAAAGATTGTATTTACGGAACCTAACTGATTGGTTATAGCCGGACCAACTAAAACATCAGGTTCGGAGTTGTTAGGAGATTTAAACGGACCGTATATTTCGTAGCTTGAATCTTCCGATCCGTTGATTAACAAGTTACCATCCATCACCTCAGCTACATCGTAAGCACCTTTGCCGATGCAGTACATTGCGATTTCAAAACCGCCAATGATGTAGGGTGGGAAGATTACATCAGGGGTTGAGCGAACGCTTCCGTAAATGTCAGGTATACGTCCGCCGACTCGTGTTTCATTTGATCGCTCTGAGATCCGGTTGTTGGGAGATCGCCCTTCACTGGCTTCACCTTGACGAATGGCAGCGTAGATCGCGCCGAGCCCCGGAAGCCTAGTGATAGGGTGACCGCTGATAGATGAAAGCTCACCTGTACCGGCGGGAAAAATGCTTGTTGAAGTACGTCTAAGTGTTGGCATTTAAAGTCGTTCCAATCCTTGAAACCTATCCTTAGTGTAAGCTTCACCTGTAGTGACAAGGTTAAAGTTAGGAGCAGATGCTGTGAAAGCGACAGATTCCTTACTAAGCTCTAAGGTTTCTATTTCCAAATCAATGGGTCCAAACAAAGGCTTGGTTAAGTCATCAGAGCGATAGGTTCGATATATGAAGACAGGTTTGTTTATAAATCCATCTGTGGGTATCAGCAAAGCTAACTCACGACTTAAAATCTCGCCAACGTCACCAAGAGTAACTTGAATCGAATAGTCTAAATTTGTACGAGTAGCTTGGGGTTGCAATCTCATGGGTACAAATTCAAAATGAATCTCTGGCCCTAAAGCTCCATTACTACCTTCAAGGCGAGCATCTAAGCCGTCCGTGTTATTACGAACGAAATAGAAAACTCTGCTAAAGTCTTGATGAAATATTTGAATTGTCTCAAACTCAACCAGCGAAGCGGGCGAGTTCAAATAGAAATCATTTAGCGACATTAGAGGTTAAGTCTTCTAAGTGAGTAGTTACTTGAAATCGATCGCGAAAAATCACTGTTCGGATTATTTACCTGAGTCGATATTGTTTCAACAGCTCTGTTAGCAGCTTCATCAATCATAACAATGATTTCACCGTCACTCATTTGTCTAGCTTGGACAGTAGCTGTTGAATTGTTATTGATAGTGATATTGGTCTCACCGCTTGAGTTATTAGGAATAACAGCATCAGGGATACGGTTACGCAACTGCTGAGAATTGTAAATTCTACCGTTACGTTGCGGCTGAAACCATTCAGGTCCGTTCTCACCAACGATGTACCCTTTGCTCCGATCAACTGGGCCACCCGTAGCTCGGAAACCCCCGAAATCAATACCTCCACTCAAACCATCAATCCCGTCTAAAGCAGGACCGCTGGCACCACCTAAACCAAAGATACCTCCGCCCCCACCTCCGCCACCAATTCTTGCAATGGCATCCCTTGCCGCATTTGCCGCGCTAGTGACCTCACTGAGAGAACTGACAGCACTATTGGAAAAGGAGGTGATAGCTTGGGTTGAGCTTGTAGAAGCCGTACCGATACTATTGATAGAGGTCTTGACGGAATCTGCCGAAGTGGACACTTGGGAGATGGAACTCTTCGCTGAAGTCGCGAATGAAGTCGCGGCCGAGACACCCTGAGTAAACGGTTCTGCGAGCCCAGTGGCAGGTATGCTATTCAGTTTCGAACCGATCGAGCCCACTTGACTGCTAACAGATGAGAGCTGAGTTGTCACGCTGGCAGGCACAAAATTCTCAAACCTACCTGTTGGCATTCGAGCAAGTTCTTGACTCAAACCTGCAACTTGACCGGATAAGGCATTAACGGATTGTGAAGCAACCTGAGCGCTTTGACTTACCTGTTGGAGCTTTTGATCTTCAATATTGCTCCCAACTTGTTGTGAAGCTCTACCCGGACCCGCAGCGGCTAAGCGACTACTGAAGTCAGCATTACGAGAATCAATGAAGGAATTGAACAACCCCTTAAAGAATTCCCCAAACCCAGCTTTATCTCCGGCAAGACCGTTACCTAATCCTTCAGCAGCCCCCTGCAATGATTCTTGAGCCGATTGCCTGAATTCAGAAGCTTTAGAAATTAAGTTTGTGTATCCCTCAGATAAAGAATTAAAGTACTCACGACCGCTTTCAATATTAGATTGAAACCCTGAAGATATGCCTTCAATATGAGATTCTATCTCACTGCCTGTTCGGTTGAATGAAGTTAAATATTCATGGTTGGCATTAGTTTGCAAACGAAGCACATTAGTTTCGCTCCGCCTATTAGAAATACGCTCAGCAGTGTTACTCTTAACCTTATTTGTTGCTTCTTGCTCGGCTTTAATTGCTTCGCTCAGCGGTTCAATCCAATCGTTTTTGAGCATGTTGCGGACTTCCTCACCGCTCTTACCTGTCTGCTCTCCAATACGTTTCATAATTGCAATTTGCAAATCTTTGTTCTTCTGGAAAACATCAGAGGTAGCTTGCTCGATCGATCGCAACCGAACATTACTAATCTCAGAGATACGAACCCGCTCAGCCTGCGTTGCTCTAAGAGATTCAAGCAAGTTTCCTTGTTCTTCAAGAGTTAAAGTCCCAGCGGCATTAGTTGCAGCAGGAGTTAATGCCGCCTTTCTTGATTTGTTTAATTTCTCTTCTGCGACACCAATTTCATCAGCAGTTTTTTTGGCAATTCTAACTCTTTCCTCACCCCTTTTTCTAACTCTTGTTTCAAAAGCAACAGCGTTAAGATCAAGACTCAACTGTAAGTTATCATTGAATTTCTTTTTCTCCGCTGCTGCTTTTCTTTCTATTTCACTGAGGTTCTTCTGGTGGTTACTAAACTCTGACTCGATACCTTTCAATCGATTATTAAAACCTTTGTCGACATCTAGTGCGAACTTACCAATATCTACAGAAGTAAGACCTGTCCATAACTCCAATGCTTTATTCAAGTTTGGGTTGTTTGCCAAACCAGAAAGTACAGGTTGAATCAAACCCTTGAATGCAGTCTGTGCAGTCTGTGTTACAAACTTTAAAAATCTCAACCAAATTGACTCCATAGCGGGTATGATCCCATTGAACCAAGTCTTTACATCTACCCACAGATTATTAAATGTACTTCCTGCGAAGAAAGCCATATCTGTCCACAACTGATTGTACGTGTTTAGGAAGTTATTTTCAGGTGGTAGAGAGAATAAAGAGTTGATTTGATCGAGAACAAAGCTAGACCCGGCAGAAGATGCTTCTTTTATGCGTTCCCACTGAACAATCATTGCATCGCCCAACGTCACTGCTTCGTCACTGGTTACTTTGATCTCATCTCGATATGCAACAAGTGTACCTACTCCTATTGCGGCTCCAGCGGCAAGTAACGATAACCCTCCAGTCGCCAATGCTGTTGCACCAGTAACGCCTCTAAGAGATAGAACTAAGTCGGTTAGTTGATTTACTAAACCTGCACCAAACTTCAGTGCTTTGAATACACCGAAGGCAACAACTGATCGTGTAACCTCTCGCTCAACAATATGAAGGTTATCGCCAAGTTCGAATATTTTATCACCTATGAATTCAAATACACCTGTTCTATTTTCAAAACCCTCTAGGAATTGCGTAAACTTTGTTCCAAATTGAATCAAACGGTCTGTAAAAGGAATGTCTAATCCTTCAAAAGCTTTCCTCACACCTTCTGCTGAGTTGGCAATAGCTTGACGGATAACTTCTGCTGTTAACTTACCCTGACGACCTAGTTCTTTAAGTTCTTTAATTGAAGCGCCCGTAGCTTTAGCAAGAGCTTCAAGAAGTTCTTTTGGGGCATTCTCACGTAAAGATTTAAGTTCCTCACCTTGCAGAGTATCTGAAGTCAAAGCTTGACTCAACTGAGTGATAACGGAAGCCGTTTCCTGAGCAGTGTTACCGTTATTCTTCAAAGCCTTAGTTAATGTCTCGGTGAAATCTAATACCTCTTGCTGACTAGCACCTGTTACAGACAAAGCTTTATCGTATCTTTGAAAAGATGTAGCTAATTGCTCAATCGGCACACGAGTATCTATGGCAATATCAAACAGTTTTCGTTTAACTAACTCTAACTCACCTGCTGTTTCCGTGATGTTAACTAGCCGATTGTTAACTTGAGTAAATGTATCAAGACCTTCACCTACAGCGAACAATAAATTGTAACCACCATAAATAGCAAGCAGATTTCTCACACTTCCAATAGTTCGCTTTAGAACGCCATTCTGAGTTCTGTGGGAATTTGTTAATCGATCAACTGATGTGGCAGCTCTGTTACTTGAAACAGATACTCCGTTCTCAGCTTTCGACAGTCTCAGTTCCGCGAGCGATGCCTGAGCTGCGCTGATCCGCAATTCGTTTTGCGATCGGGCAGCGAGGTTGTTCGAGGTCGCGAGACGGTTCGCTGAGTGCGCAGCCGCGATCTCAGATGAGTTGAGCGTCGTCGTGTGGCGAGCGGTGATCTGAGTCGTTCCTGAGAGCCGAGAATTAGCTGCTGCGAGCGCGTTCTGTGAGGCAGCGGCTGCGAGCCCCTTCCTAGCCAGTTTGTCTTCTTCAAGGCTCAGACGGTTCAAGTGTACCTGAAGCCGTTCGGCGCTGCGCAGAGCTGCCCTCTCAGAGGTACTTTGCGAGAAGTCAGATGTTCGAATGTTATCGCGGTTTCTTGCACCAGTATTACGATCTCTCAATCGTTGCTTGTCCAAACGAGTACGGTCGCGACCGCGATTTAATATCTCACGAGTCTTAGCAGCTTCTCTCTCAGCAATCTCGATTGTCTGGTTTGATATGCGGCGTGTAAACTCTAACTCTTGACGCTTCAACTTACGTCGAACTGAATGAGTTCTTTGTTCTTCGCGTCGAACCTTCTGACCTTCACGTTCAGCAAGAGCTTGCAATTTGGTAGATCCTGCTCTTGCGGCATCCAGCGTAACTTGTTGTTCTCGCTTCTTAATTTCAGCGGTTTTATTTGCTTCACGTTGAGCAAGCTGGACAGATTTATCTGACTCGCGACGTTTTAAGTTTCGAGTTCTAATCTCACTACGCTTATTGATCTCGTTACCGGCTTGAGTTGCGCGTCTCTCAGCTTCTCTTTGCTTGGCGGCTGCTGCAATTACAATAGCTGTTGTTTCGTTTGCAGCTTGCTTACGAATTTGTTTTTGCCTAGCAGCTTCTGTGCGAATAGCCTCGGTTGTTGTTCTTTCAGCTATAAGTGTTTTGTTGTTAATGTCTTTACGGATAGCCAACTGCTTAGCAGCTTCGGTGCGAATGTCCTGAGTAGTCTTTGCAGCCAACGCTCGTAACTTCTCATCAGCTCTAACAGCTAACTCAATCCTCTTATCTTGCAACCTCTTTTCAAGATCGATAGTTCTAGCGATAGCTTGTTGAGACTTTTGCTGACTCTGAACAATTGCTGAAGCGGATTGTTGAACAGACGCTGAAAGCTTAGCTGATTCAGCGGTAGCTCTTTGAAGATCCAAACCAAACTTACTGATCCCGCTATTGCGCAAACCAAGACTTAATCCATTAAAGTTCAATGACTTCTTTAATGAATCAATCCGAACTTGAGCAATTTCGGAAGCGCGAGCAATATTGACAATCTTTCGCCTGATGCGAGAGTTTATCTTGTCGCGTACTATAATGTCAATTTCATCAGGCATTACAATTTGAACCTTTGAATTCGATCGTTCAGTTGAATATCAGCAATGGCTACAATTTTGTCAACGTCACCATCAAAGGCTATATCGATATGGTCTACGTTGTTTGTTATATGAATTTCTTCGCCGGGTTTCTTTCGCTTAATCTTTTGCCTGCCCACAAGTCTCACTTCGGCTCGTGACGCGGCAGCAGTGCTTCCAGCTTTACCTTTGAAGAAAGGTGCGCGAGTTGAAGGGTCTCTTGCTCCGAGACCGATGCGCCAGTTAGAGAGAGCTTCGCTAGTATCCACACGAGTTACCCCCGGAGAGGTAACAAGCGTGAGGATATCGCTAGCTGTTTGCTGAGCAAGTTTATTAACTCGCTCAGGAAGACGATCGTTAATCTTATCAAGTTTTTTAGCAAGAGATTTAAAAGTCGCCATTACTTTTTCTTTGCCTTTTTATCTTGATACTTGAGAAAAACATTATCCATTGAACGAATCAAATAAACAAAGTCTCTTTCTTCTTCGTAGTCCAGTTCAAGTCTATCGCAATAATTGATGATTGAACTATAAGGTATTGGTCCGTGTCCGAAACCGATTTGCCTATCCGTTCCTAGATCGTTAAACGCATCATAGTAAAACTCCATGAACTCAAGAAGAGTTGGCGCGTTGGCAATCCGATCAGGTAAATCCTTACCTAATCGGATGCACTCTTTAACAATTGCGTTTTCCCTATCCGGGTCTAGTGCGAGTTGGTACTCTAAGAAGTCGGCAAGTTTTTTGCCAAATCCTCAACACCTTCCGATCGATACGATTCCAAGTCGGTCGCTTGGTTCATAACCATTTCGTAAGTATCCGGCGATACTTCAAATAGAAGCAACACATTCTCAGGGGTGCATGGCATGTACTCAGGTTTAGGAGGTTCACCTTCAACTTGAGCATGAAGGTTTTCCATGTTCTCCCACTCAACAACGCAAGTGTGGGCAACCGCTTCCTTGATCGCTCTCTCTTGCAAAGCATCCTTATCGCCTCGCATCAAAGAGTACTTTTTACCCCGCTTCGCCACTTCTTTGCGGTACTCTTTATTTGAGCTACCTACTCGACGGACTTTGATGCGAGTCAAAACAGCAGGTTGTTTTTCTTCGTCGTAACCGATTTCAATCCAAGTGCCTTCCTGTTGTTTGGTTTTGTCGGCAACTAAGGTTCGGGTAATCAGACCCATAATAAACTCTCTCTTTCTGGGAATTAAAATAAATAGTGGGGTATCCTTACCCCTGCAATAGAACCATCATGGTTCTGCTTTCGCGTAGGAGCGACACGTTATGCAATCTCAGCCATTGCTGCATCAGGTAGATAGTTGAAGAAAGTTGCACCGAGCGTAAAACCCATGTGGTTTTCAGCACCCTTCTTTTCCAATGGCAATTTGATCGGCTCATCCTTTTCAACACCAACTCGACCACCGCCAAGAGAAAGCAACGGAATATCGTAAACGAATCCGGTATTGTCTTTGGTTGAGATCAGATTGAAGCCAGCATCAGCATTTCGCTTAACTGCATTTACGGCAGCAACGGTTGAGAAGTATGCTTCGACTTCACCAGTAACAACAAAGTTGCCCACAGTGATATCGAAATTGCCAAGGTTTCCAATGCACTTGTTACCTGAAGCATTGTTTTCAATCGAGATTGAAGCTTCCATCACTTTAGCGTAAAGTGATTCAGGGGTTGCTTTCAGCGGATCGTTAATGAACAATCGCATCTGGAAAACATCGCTAGTTGTGTTGAACGCATCTTCGATAGGGAACGTCTCATCACGATTACCCGGTTTCAAACCGTCACTCCCTGATCGAAGCTCGTTATTCAATGCCATATAGGAAAGATCAGCAGTCATCTTGTCGGCAGTTGACAAGTTCAGAGTAAACTGGTCAGCTACTGCTCCGGTGATGTACTCCGATTGAACTCCGTTGTTGTCTTGACCAAGTGTTCGCTCAAACTGATAAGATCGACGTTTGATGAGAGCAGGATCATCTTCATTGCGAATGAAAGTACCGGTGTAAACTTGAACAAGTTTACCTGCACCTGCGTCATTGGCAGGGGTCCAAGTTGGCTCTTTAAGAGTCAAATAACCCGAAGTGATTTCTTCAATTCGAGCATACCCTTGATTGTCATCGAAAAATGTGAGAGGGTTGTCACCACCGATGAAAATCCACTCGCCTACATTGTAACCAAGTAGGGTGAGATCCTGACTTGCACTTTGCAAACGAAGTTGTTCTGTTGTTGAAAACGAAACAGACAAATCACCAACAGGAAATTGAAAACCAACAACTTCAACTTTTGACTGAGGCGTTGCAGACTCAGGAACAAAGGTAGCCCCAGTAACGACTGAATCTCCCACCACTGAACTGATCGTTACGTTATTGCGATTGTTTGAGTTGTTACTCATGTTGGACAAACGCAAAATGTCACCCGTCTTGAGCTTACCCCCGCTACCAGTTCCGAAATCCAAACCGTTAGCTGTAAGAGCGGTCAACGTAATCAAGTATTGAGCGTCGTCACTAATCGGTTGACTGCTTGGACGCTCGCGAGCATCAGCGAAAAAGAATCCCTGAAGCGGTCGCTGAAGAGCGCTGTGAGTAACATCTTGATTGAACCCCCCGGAAGCTTCGAGGTCGGTGATGACTCCCTTTTGCTCTTGGCGACTAGCTGTGATCGGGTCGCGAGCCGTGAGCGAAGTCTCGCCTCCGAAGTCGTCATATTCGTTCGGATTCATTGGTCGCCAAATGCCACCTGCGCGATCACCTACAACAGGACCGTCCGGCAAAACGCCGATACATTGTTCTTCGGCATAAGCCAAACCGGTGATGTTTGAATCGACTTTGTTTATTGGGCAGTTTGAGCTGTTAGCAGCCATCTCGTATCCTTTAAGTTATTACGGAATCGTATTCATACTCCGCCAATACATTTGAGCGGTAATGGTTTTCTTCACTGGGCAAATCAACAATCACAGAGTTTCTAAACCAGAGACCCTGAGCGTTTCGTTGTATGAAGCATCGTTTAATCAACTGAGTCAATCGATCTTCATCTATTGTTTGGTAAGCTGTCTTGGAAAAGTAAACCTCAACCGTGACATAACCGTAAGTTGTATAATGAGTTCCCACAATGCTTTTACGCCCACCTGTGAAACTTCTTTGATTCTCACTGGTATTCTGCATTGCAAAGTGCAGGAAGTGTTCTGCGTTATCGTTTTGTCTCCGAGTTTCAACCTTCTGCCAGTATATCGTTGGGACATATACTTTGGATGATTTTAATTTCGTTAGACCCAACGGTGGAAAAACAGGATCTTGATTTGGTATCCCATTGAGAACATAATTTCTAAAGCGGGTGAGGAACAAATTCCTAATTTCGTTCTTAGCCTGAACGTGATTAAGCATTATGTTCCAAACTCTAAAATGTAAATGATCGGTGTGTCAACAGGTTGAACAGGGTCAATAGCTCGTACAACTAAATCTTTGCCTTGCCATCTAACAATGTCTTTAAGGTTGGGTTCAAAATCAGGATAGTGGTACATTATTGCATTGACTTGACCTGATCTAATTACTCTGTTTTTAAGGTACTTGAGCAGTTGCCGGTCTTCCAAGGCATCCTGCATGAATAATATTTTGATCGGAAATTCATCGCAATTTGGCTGTTCAACATTCCAAGGTTTGTTTTCATCGGGAATCTTATGGTTGGAGATTTGAACCCATACGGCGTTGGGCTGTTTAATGCAGTCGTCAATCAACTCCATTGCACACTCAAGGAACTCAACAGTTATGTCTTCGCTCTCGTTCACGCTCTCAAGGTTTCCTTATGATTACAACATGATCCTCCGTTGCAACTATCACTGCTCAATACGGATTTCAAGAACATTTCAACGCTGGCAATACAAACTGGTTCTTTGGGATCAGCTCTGCCTCCAAACACTCCGTTGTTGCTATTCGAACCCGCTTGAAACTTTTTAGTAAGCGGGCCAATTGTTTTCTCGGTTACAAACCCCTCAACGCTGGAGGTTATAGGTTTAGGCCAAAGTCTTGTGCCTCGCTGTTGCTCAACAACCAATTGAGCTTGAGCGAACTTCAGGTTTTTCGGTATATCTGTAAAGGTACATCCGTGGTCGGCTAATCGACACTGGAGGTAGTCAAAAGCGATAATCAGAAATCGCTCTCTGTCTTCATTACTTGTGGGGATAGCAAAGCCCCGAGCATCAGCATAAGATGAAAGGAACTCAACGTCAGCATAGCTGTTAGCGTTTTCAACACCTGTTCCGTTTTCGATTATAAGACTACTCATAGTTTCCACCTATAAAACTTGATCCGCCGAACCCAGAACTCGACGAATCAAGAACCGCGAACGGTTTACTTCGACAAAGACTTCAGAGCCGCGTTAAGCTTTTGTTGACCCTCGTAGTCTTCTTTGCGCTTCTTCGCGTTACGCGCCAGTTCAGCTTGAGCAACATCAGCAAACGACGGGGGGTCGTCTGTTGGAATCTCGTCTTGACTCGTGCTTTGACGGGAGGTATCAGTGGTGGATGTTCCAACACTTACACTTTCGTCAACTTTAAACCACGGATGGTTTTCGGGAACCGGGTAAAGCTGATGGGTTTCAGGAACTTGAACGTCCTTGGTCGCTTCCGCATACCAAGCATTCATCTCCTGCGGATTCATCAACCCGCCCTTCTCAGCCAGAACTTCACGCTCTGCCTGATTGGACTTGTTAACTTTCTGGATCTGGTATTTCATATCTACTCTCGTAAAGGTTAATCTTTAATCAGAACAATAGCTGCTTCAAGTCAACGCACTGACTAATTAGTTAGTGCGAAGGAAGGCAATAGGAACATTCTGACGGAAGTAGTTACGTTTCCAGTTGGCAGCCAATCGACAATCGGCCAGAGTTTGACTGATGAAGCCAGTAGCGGCACCGTTACCGTTACGCTGACCACCGCTATTGACTGCGTTTTGGTTACTGTGACCAAAAGCGTGAATCATCCAAGTGTTTCGTTCATAAAGAACAGTTTCACCTGAACCGTTTCCGATAGAAGGGTCACGATCCAATTCGAAAGGAGTATCGTGAACACCCATACCGTAACCGATGGCGGCAGGTCCGAAAATGATTGTCAAGTAGCGAAAGCTACCATCGCCATTCGCTGTAACCGGAGCATTGTCGCTCACGATAACGCGATGACCTGAGTAGATCTCGATAACTTTACCGAGAGTCGAGTCTTGAATGTACTCAATGTCGTTGTTTTTCAACAAACGAGCATGAATCGTTGGATGGATCAAGATAGAGTTCAACTCTTGAACTCGCTCACCCATTGTGAATCGAGCATCAACGAACGCATCGTAGCTGAACTCGGTAGCCGGATTGACTCCAGCGAGAGTACCTGAAGAAATGTCGAGAATCATATCTCCAGCGGAACCAAACCCGGCATCGATATTACCAGCAACATTGGCGTTGTAAACACCTTGCATACAGGCAATCGCTCGACGCTGCCATTGCCACATCCAATACTTACCGGTACGCTCACGGATGCGAGTCATTGGGTCAACACCCATTGTGAACTCACTGGTAAGATCGCGAGCAGCCCAGCTCTTGTTCAAGTGAGCCCGCTTGCCGCTCATTTCACCTTGGACGACCTTGCAAGGTGTTGAGCGGTCATCAGCATTGGAGCTGTAGTTGGGCTCATCTGTCGGATCGAGGTCGCGCCAGAAAGGCATGTTGGTAGTATCAGATTCAACGCGAGCTTTCGCGTCTAGCTCCGGTGTTCGGATGGCAACACCTGACTCAAACCAAATGGTTTGTTCAGGGTTGTTTTCCGGTTCGATGCCGCCATAAATTTCGACATCAATTACATCTTCAAGTTTCACGGTCGCCATGTTGGTAGCCTATGTTCGTTCGGACTTTAGTTTCTGAAATTGCTCCGGGTCCGATCGCTTAATTGCCATCAATTCGCTCGGAGCGTAATCGCTATAAGTCTTAGGTCTACCTTCGTCGGTCTTACCGTTCGGGAGCCCAGAGGACTTTCCGTCGTTGGCACTACCACCCGACGCTTTTGACACAACAACCATAGGGGCGAAGGACGGATTAGTCGAGAGATTTTTCTCCAGATTCTCGAAATTTTGATCCAGTGACTGCTGACCGGTTGTAGGGTCGAGAATGCCCACAGTTGGAACGTCACCGTCGATGATTCCCAAACGAGCCTCAACGTGCGGGAGCATCAAAGCAGCATTGGTTCCAAACAACTTGCTTGCAAGCTCAAGAGCTTTGGTTCTTCGTTGACCTTCAGCTACTTTTGTTAAAGCGTCTTTGCGATCAGCAGCCTCTTTTTTGCGCTCATCGGCATGGTCTTTTCGGATCTTGTCAACTTCCTGTTTGAATGATGCTCGCAACTCTTCAGCATCAGTGATCTTTGAACGATCGGCTTCAAGTTTGTCAGCTTCAAGTTTGTCAGCAGCTTTCTTTGTTGCTGCGTGTTCCTTACGCTCATTCTCCAACGCTGACATTAACCCTGCCGGGTCTTTGTCTGTCGTGAACACATTAGGTCCAAGATCAAGAGCATAGCTCAAGTCTGGCTGAATTTTGTATTCAGCTTTCATTTCATCAGACAGGGCTTCGAATTCAGTTGAGTTAATTTTTACTTTGAGCATTGTTATTATCCGTATTCTGGGTTTTACCATCCGTTCCGGCACCACCAACTGGTTCCGGTGGTTGTGGCATTAGTTCCTCTTTCATTGTCTTGTCAGACATGATTTCTTCTTTAGCTTTTTCGTGATCTGTTTCTTTAGCGATACCTGATCGTAACAAAGCTTCACGATGTTCTTTAAACGAAATCTCTCCGCCTTGATAGAGTTCAGAAGAAGCTCGAATTTCATCTGGGTCCATAGAGGTGAGATCAAAGTTTTCGTTGAGTTCAAGTTTGTGTTCGTCCTCATTGACTTCAATACTTATAAATGAGGCAGCTCTGACAATTGAAGCAAACAACGCCATCTGTAGATTGTTTCGAATGGTCATCAAAACCGATCGCTGACTTGCAGCTTCAATTTCGACTTCTTTCTCTTTCTTCTCAACCTTTTGATCCCGATTGATAATCTTGGCACCGATCGAAAACATCTGGTCTTCTTTGTGAGTCATAGCTTCAAAAGCCAAACTGTTAGGTTCAGCTTGAAGCAATTGAGCGCTGGCTCCATCGTTCAAAGTTACTGATACCCTACTCCCGAAAGGAATACCTTTAGGGAAGTAATTTTCCATCCAATCTTTAGTTAGTCCTGAATAAACAGGGGTAGGTTGACCTACAAGAAATACCGACTCTTCATAGTCAGCACTATTTCGGAAGTGAGCAAGATTTAGATTAGCAAGGTTGGTAAACGGAGGTTCATCCATCTCCATATCGTTGTTTTCTGATCCGATAGGTTCAAAGGGAATCCCATCCAACGGAAGACCGTCCTTCCCACAGATATCATATCGCTCAACAGAGTCGCCGTCCTCATCGTAAATCTCGACAGAGCAGCAATAATCTTCTCCAACTTTCGTCAAACGATAAACCCTCTGGCGAATCACAGTTTCGATATCAAACTCATTATCGCTTACTGGTTGCTCAAATGCCTCATCAAGAACAAGCATTGTAAGTTTTTGAACAGTGCCAATACGTTCCACTTTCCAGTTTCGTATAGCCCAAGGTTCAAAGAATTTGATTACTGGTCTGAACTCACCACTGTCAATTTGACCTTGCGTAACTTCACCATTTGTAGGCGGAGCATCTGTCAAAAACCCACCGCGACCATAGGGTAATACGTGATTGGCTGCTTTACGAGCAGACTGTTCAAGAGTAAGACCGTTACCGTCCATATCTTCAACTAAAAACTCAAGACCGTCGGGTAGTTCGATCACCGGAGGGCGCAAGAATATCTGACCCACCAAAGCGTCACGAGTAGGTTGGCAAACATTGTAATAGTTTGCTCTAGTCATATAAGCTTTATATCGCTTATCGTTTGTACCTTTACTGCAACAGGACGGAACAGGTAGGTACTTATCTTTGCGGTACTTCACTGCATGTTCACCCGCAATAGCGTCACTAATACGCTGGTATCGATCAGACATTTTCTCCAGCTCATATCGCTGAATCCTAACGTCTTGTTTCTTCTTCTGAGTTCGTTGTCTAACAGGCATTAGTAAGGGAACTCCGTTTGCATATTTGTTACGTAATGGTTCGAACCTTGAAGGATTCGATATCGCCAATCATCCCAACAGTGGTCGATGGCATCTGTATCAACATCGTCCAAGTCATCTTGGTCGCGAGGAAGTACAGGAAGTGTTTCAATTGAAGCCTCACAGTTGCGAGTCACATACAAGCCCGGACCTTCGCCCAAAACCGAAGCTTGAAAACGATCGCGGGCCAGTTGCAAACCAACCTTACGAGAACCCGGAGACTTGTCCGATTTGATAAAGCGAATGCCTTCATTTGCCATCTTCTGTTCAATGGTTTCAACGTCCGACTCACGAACGTCACGGATCTGATTATCCGCAGGTCCGGCTTGAACAGGTCGCTGTATCCAACCATCTTTCAAAAGCTTTGCTTCTAACTCCTTACCTCTTATAGCAATGTCCTTCGCAGACATTTTCAAACCCTTGTTCTGGCTAAAGTCCGGGTTGCCATAAGAGTCATTCACCACTCCGTAAATTTCAGCAATGCGGATCAAAGACCCTCTCTGAGGGGTCCAGATGGACCCGTCCATCATTGTTACCTCTTCACCGTTCGCCTCAGCCCAAATGCCATAGCTGAACGGATGAGTGGAGCCCCAGTCAAATGTACGATTCACCTTCCAAGATTTAGGTACTTGAAATCTCGGTATAACGTGAACTTGATTTTTCCAAACATCGTCAAACGCACCACCGGCAGTAACATCCCAACTACCGTCAACCCAAGCAGCTTTCAGATGCGGCTCGCGAGCGCAAGACTCAATCAGTCCAGCTTTGTAAACCGGATCAAGATATGGGTTTTCGTAGAACGATCCAAAAATAGCAACTTGCGTCCTAATGATTTTTCTATCTTCCCCAATAGCTGGATCGAAGTAAGAGATATCTCTGCGTACCAATTCCCCATACTTAGCAGGTGTAATGAATCGCTTACGCACCCAACCATGCCCAGCACCTGATGGGTTCGTAGTGCTGAAGACTTCAAGCGGAATCGGCGGAAGTGGTTGTTGATTAGGAGTATCGTAAAACTGTTGATTACCTTGCTTGATTTTTGGAGTGTGGCTTTCAGGATCAAACGACGAACGATTGATTGACATAAACTTATCGTAAATGTCAGGAGTCGGGTATTTCGTTAATTCGTTCCAACCAACGAATGGGATCTCCCAACCGTGGAAGCCGTCGTAGTCTTCTAACTTCTTAACATGGCGGAACATCAGTTCTTCACCAGTAGGCCAAATCCATTTGTATTCAGTTGCTGAGTTAAGCCATTTACATCCATCTTCAAACTGTGGGAAGAAACGCTTAGACTGCGCAATCATATCTTGCAAGTTCTTAAACTCGCGATCAAAGATAATGCCTCGCCAATATGAACCGTAACCGATGCCCACACGAGAGCGGAACTTCATTATTTGAGTGATCGTCTTGCCCGGACCGCGAGCGCCGCAATAAAGAGTGTGGTGGGCCGGAGACGTTATCGCCAGCTCTTGAGAGGAACCTTCAATAGGTCTCCAAACAATATCGTAGTCCTGCTCAACTTGCTTTGGCTTCGCGGCAGGTTCTATTGTTCTTTTTAAGAGTTTAACCCCTTCAAGAACTTTACCGAAGTCAAACGATTCTGACTTTTCAGGAGCTACTGGGTATTGCCAAGAGTTAGCGACCACTAGACCACCTGCCCTTCGACAATTTTCGCTTGTTGAGCAATAGCTTTATTCTCCCAAGCGTCTTCATCAACTGTACCGTTTGCATTTAGCTGAGCAGGTACAACCATCACCTTATTGTTAGTCGTTGATGAATTGTTAATTGTGATACCTGCTTTCTCAATAAAGCCTCGCATCTCAGCCACAAGTTTATAATTCTTAGGCATATCTGCAAAAGGATCGGTGCGAGCTTGTTCAATTAAGTCTCGGCACATTTCAGCTTTTGTAGGTAAGAAATGATCTTCACCGTGTTGCTCAATCAAGTCTTTCTTAAACTGTATGACTTCTGGGTCATGTGACCAAGCGTCCATCATTTTCATTGCAGCGAAGGTGTCTCGCTGAGTTATTATCAAGGCAGCAGCATACGCATTGGTTGGTTGCTTTAACCACTCATACGCAAACGCTAATTTTATCTGTTGCTCTTGTGTCATTGTCTTATTCGAAACCTACGATTAAAACGTCGGTTGTTGTTCATAAACCTTCGCTGACGCCAATCATCAAATTTGATTTGACGTTCTTCTCTTCTGTCATGTCTCCGTTGTTGACGTTGCTCTTGACGCTCACGCATATTGTGTAAAACACCGCAACCCTGAAAACGCAGGATTGCGGTGAGTGCAAGTATCGCGATTATTGCGTAGAGGTACTTCACCAGTTTCTCACCACTCCAAATAAAGACCTACCACGCAACGCTCTACTTACGCCCCGACCGGCTTGACAAGTTCCATCGGGGCATTGTTCGTAAGAAACACTTTGAGTTGTTACTCGCTGAACAGGAATTCTAACAATGTCCCGCCTCTGGATCGGTACAGGCGCCACAATCGGCTGAGAACTGACAACGATCGCTGGAGCTGAGAGTAGGCTCGCGGAGCCGAGCTGTACGCTCACGTTCCCGCTGGAGCTTCCACTGACCGTCTGAACCGGCGCGGGCGAGCTGAGTCTAACTGCGTTACCGTTACTCGAACCCGAACTTAAATACGAGGACGACCCCCAACCTCCCATCGTACTAACCGGATTTGAACGGTATTCAATAGCTGGCTGCGGAGTAGGTTGAAGATCAACGGAAGATGCAGTAAGTAAGGGTTTACCTTCGAGCTTGCTAACTCTACCTTCTAGTTGCTCAATCTCAATTGAGTTTGTTGTACCGACAACGATAGCTTCATCGAGGTCTTGCTTAATCTTACTAATATCAAAACTTCCAAGGTCACCTTCTTGTTGAACTGACGTTTCAGCTTTTTCCAAAAAGTCAAGTTCAGGGCTTGCAGCCATACAACTAACTGTTGCAAGGCTTAAAGCCACCACGCTAAAAAATAAACGAATCATCTGTTCATCCTCAAAAAAATCAAACGGTAGGGTTTCTTTTAGTTGATCCCTAAATTCTCAACTGTTCTCATCGATTCGCACGAGCAATGCTCGTGGACTTGCGACGGTTGAACCATGTGATCGTATGTATGGAGGTAGCAACCATTGGCGCCATACTCGGCACCATGACTGTTAATTGTCCAAATTTTGATATCTCGTAATGAGCCAGCAGATTCAACACCTACGAGCTCAGCTCCGCAAACGGCGTGGTTACCCATACCTTGATCGACACGAGCATTACCTTTACTGTCGCATGAGAAAAATCCATCCCCACAATGAACAGCCATCAAAACAGGGTCACGGTTAGCAATCGCTGACAGCGTTGCTTGCCAACACTTATCAGGGGAACTGTGAGGCATCTTCAACCAATCAAGCGGTCGGTACTTCATACCTTCCTGATTAGCAAAACGCTCCTCTTCCATCGACATTGAATCAAGCGTATGAACTTGATATGGTACTGATTCGCGAAGGCAGCAACCACCTTTTAACAACTCTCGCATAATACTGCCAAGAGTTGCACCGTGGTCCTGACCGTCGTTTACACGAGTATACAAATGCTCAGGACCAAACTCCACATCATCCTTGCGATCAAATACATTTTTGACTTCGCAAGCTGTTGTTCCGGCATAGGCCGCGCAAGATGATTTACGACCTTGCTGCTTACGTCGCTTGTAAAGATCCCAAGCAGCTTTACGACCTTTCGCAGCGTACAGCTTTTTAAGATCAGACAAGTCAAGCAACTTCACCGGAGGGTAAGAAGCATACGTAGTGTCGATCTTATCGGGAGCAATAAGACCTGTACGAAACTCCTTGTTACCAACAGTGTGAACGAATTGCGATGGGTTACTCATTGAACAATTTCTCTTTGATAGGATCGGTGCTGCCCTTTGGTAAAGCTATTTGCCAAAGAACTGTTTTAGTATTTGAATCAATCAAGCAAACAACTGGATGCTCAAGATTGTTACGCTCAAGAAATTGTTTTGCCTGATCGTCTTCGGGTGAAACAAACTCAAGGTTCTTAACTTTGCTTTCGGCTTCATCCCAAAACTCATCATCAACCATTGTCAAGCCGTAATCTGGTTCCTCGTTGAGCTGTCGCTTGTCGCGAATTACCAGTAAAACACATTCACTGAGAGCAACGCCTTCGTTTTCAGGTTCAACAGAGTCACCCTTAATAACAATTGTTTCATTTGGCTGATAGTTGCCATCGCGATCAGGAAGGTTTATAAACCCCATCTGACTCGCCATGACAAACGCCAACAACCCAAGGATCAAAAGACCTACAGTGAACCCCTGATTATTGCGTCTAGGTTCTGGTTTTTTAAATACCGAATACGGCATTACTCACCACCTTTCACAACAGGGAAGCCGCCGGGGGTTAGTTCCTCAACCTCTTTGGCAGTTCTAGGAGCCACGATAATGAAATCAGATTGATGGATTTTATTCAACACCGATCCGCACATTTTAACATCGCCGTCAATTGCAGCTTGTGCAAGTACTTGCATGTAAGTCTCAAACCCATCGATAGGTTGATACTCTTTAACATCAACTGTATTTACTGTGTTGGTCACTTCAGTCGGACCGTTAGCAAAACTGTTAACCGCTGATTCAAACGGACTTGAAAGCCAAGCAATCAACCTAAAAGCTATGGCGATGAACAATGTACCCACAGTTGAGACAATGGTGGCAAGGATCTCCAGAGCTTGGGATATCAAATCTGCTGTTCCAGCCGATCTCAGTGCAGCCGGGTTCCCTGCATTGAGCGCACTATTGAGCGAGTCAAATCCCTCGGGCGCGGGAGGAACAAACCATCCTGCGAAGATACCTGAACCAAACCAAAAATTGTAGAACACATATAGCACAACCACACCGACGATGATTGTAATTACTTTCTGAATCTCTCTCATTTCTTCCTCTGGGTTTGTTATGAAACTTCTAAGTAACCTATACCTAAAGCAATAGGTTGCTGTCTCAGCCAAGCAACAACTCTTGCATCAGTTATAGTTCCCGACAGTGTTCCTGTTTTGAACCCTATCACTGTACCCTTGGGGACAAAGATAGGTTCTGGGAAAATGTAAGTTGTATGCTGTGACGTAACATTAAAAGTAGCAATGATTGAATCGTCAGCCATATTCTTAATCTGCATACCGGTAACAGAAGCAGAGTTAAAAACATCACAGTTAAATGAAGCGCCGTATAGTTCCCAATCTTCAACTAGCGGAATTCCGATATCGGCTCCAACGGAACCGTTACCGAAACTCCACTCATTGCTATTTGAGTTGAGCCCCCCGTTTTCTTCAGCCCATATAGCAATCTTGGCAATCCCGTAACCTAAAAAGTTACGGAGATCTCTAACATCCAAGCCAATTTGATTCAGCGCCGTCGAAATACGTTCTTCAAGACTCATAGTTTTTCTTCAGATTGGATTACCAATTATGCAGAATCGCGAGCTGCAACATAGTCAGCAACAAAGTCATGCTCAGGGTTACCTACGCCAATGTTGTTACAAGCTTGAAGCTGCTGGGCAGGGGTAGCCGACTGCACTGAATTGAAGTCAACTTTTGCTGCCAGTCCGTTGGCTACAGTTGCAGCAAAGTTCGCATCGTTACCGAGCGAAGCTGCAATCTCATTCAGTGTGTCCAACGCAGCAGGCGCCATACCTACGATCTCCTGAACACGAGCATCGACCTCGGCTTGATTCAAACCACCAAGACCGGCTAAAGTAATGGCTGCGATAGCCATTGTAATTTCGCTGGTGATTTCCGCTGTCGATGCGACACCCATGTTAGATCGAGCCGTAGCGTAATCTGCCAACCCTGCAAGGTTTTCAGACTTCAACATGTCTCCGCCGTTGGCTGAGACAAGCACTTCATTGATCGCAGCAACAAGACTTGTCTTGTTGGCAGTTGACAAACCTGCAAGTGATCCATCTTGTGCCAAAAGCGTCTTAACGTCGGCGCCGACACCTTCAGCTAATGCTTTGACCTGTAATTCCAAACTCATACTATCCTCGTGCTAAAATATAATAAGCAAGTAACAAACTGCCATCAACTACTCCGTCAGTGGCTTCTTCATATTCCTTAGATTTCTCAGCCAAGTCCGTTAAGACTTCACCGATAGTGTCGCCCTCAACCCCCAGTGATGGGTCAAGAGATACAGGTGATTGCAAAATACCATCAACTGTGGGTTTAACAGGAGTGGTTATCCCAACTGTACTCTGAGTTCTGGTTTGAACACTTACGGGCATTACTCACCTGCGTTTTTTGGATAACCTGTTATTTTACCAACAATCAATCTGGCTATCTCACCAACCTTATAACCAGTTTCAGGATCGTCAGTGTTCGCTCTTTCAACATCAATGACCAACACGTAACGAGTCTTCTTTTTAATTTGCTCAGTGTCTGATTTTGGGATTCTTAATTCAAACTGACCGGTTGAAGCCGATAACTCAATACTTCCATTTTCAACAGTGTAAGGACCAAACGCCATACCACCCGTAGTATACAAAACACAAGCCGTGATTTCGTAATTATTCAGGTTTATTGGATCGCCCGCATTGTCCGCCCACAAGTAGTCCCGGAAAAAGGTCGCGCCTTGATCCAAGCGAGGGCAAGTGTCATCAACTGTTGGTAATATCGAGTCGGACATTAAGTTTTCTTTGTTTTCAAACTTTCAATTTCAGATTTGAGAAATTCGACTGTCTCAGCTTTTTCAACAAAAGCTTTATCTGTAAGTCTTTTGTTTTCCTCTTTGAGTTCATCTCTCTCTTTTTTTACTTCATAGTATACGTGACGAAATCCCGCCGCCATTATACCAATAACTGAACAGAGAACTCCAAACGATGTCTTTACCCACAATGGTAAGTCTTCTGGCATTTCGAATCCTTCATATCTTGGTTTATTGCGTATTCTTTATTGAGCCACAAGCAAAAGACACCACCCATGCTAACCCCCACTGTAGTAAGGGACGCTACCCATGCTGAGTTGGGGAACATTGTCATGCTAAGACCTGCTAAGATACCGAACACACCAAGTATCAACCAAGACGTTTTAGTTCTTTTTGGCTCAATTTTTCCCATCATAGTTAACCATGTCCAAGATAGCGTTGCAAAGAAAAACGCAAATGCAAATGACAAGTGAGTTGGAGCGTTTAATCGCATGAAGATCCCCCATCCAATAAAACAATAAGCGATGGAGAAAACAGTCCTACAAATAAAGCTCTGCATCGTAAGCCTTCTAGGAAGTTAGTAAGGTTGCTAGTACCGCACCAGCCGCATCACTTCCCGCTGCGTTAGGGTGAATATTGTCAGCAGCAAGTTGATAAGGAGCATCCAACCCGTTGTCATCGTCAGCGTCCAACACCGAATAAATATCGAATACACGGCGAGAATTGTTATTCACCCACAATGTGTCCAACCATTCATTGAATTCATCAATCACTGCCTGTAACGCTGCGTTGTAGTCCGGTCTGGCACTCAAAGGTGGCAACTTTGTCACCACTAACTGCTTATCTCCGAACAAACCAATTACGTGAAGCATTCGGTCACGAAGGACGTTGAAAGGAATACCTCCCAAAACGTCATTGGTCGCCCTACCGATAACAACTGTATCAAAAGGCGAGGTATCAAACCCTTGAAGTATTGAGGGGATTTGAGTCAAAGTAGAACCCGCGACGGACAAGCTCCTATTCCCGGGGACACCAGAGTGAAAAATGGACCTCTGTGCGATATCAACTGCATCATTCCAAAACGAATCGCCAATATAAAGTACATTTGTCGGAGTTGTCCAACTGGTAACTGAAGTGAGGTTGGCAAGCATCTTAATCATAGATGTTTGATTAGCCTCAATTTCAGGCGAGCTGAAATTAAAACCAAACGGTTCGAAGTTAACAGCTTCGTTCGATTGAGCAACCATTAAGATATCAATCTCTGGCTTGTTAAAACTGAATCGAAGGTACGCGGCGTTAGGAGGAGCTGTTAAAACAATACCTGCACCGTTAACATTGGAACCTGAAATGAAAGCATTATTGGAATCGTACCAAGCCCATCTGTGGCGACTAGAAACGTAATAGTTTAAACCACCCTCAACCTCAATCGGATGAGTCAGGTAGTAAAGATCATTACCTCCAATCACTGCGCCTGTAAGATGACTGATAAACGTGTCAACCAAAACTTCAGGGTCATCACGATTGAAAAGATTGTCTGATGACACGATAGCTTCATCGATCCCTGCGACAGTTTCGGCTAATTCGCCAACAGTCACTCTGTCCTGTAAGACACCTGCGACACTACTTGCAGGTATAGCTGGAGTGTAGGGTCCGTTGAATTGAGAAAAAGGCAAGCTTGTCGCACCTGAATAAACAGGTGATAAGATCATTTCTTGCCATAGAGAATGACTTAACAATAAACCGATGCTAAAACGTACATACCGGGCGCCGATAGGGGCTACTCTTGTTGTAGAGGTTCTACCAATACTTTCACCGCTAATGAAATTCTGATCGGCATCATACCAAGCAAATCGCTCGACTGTACTAAAGTAGTAGTTTACTTCTGGTTCTACCTCGACGAAATGTGAAGCACTGTGATTAGAGTTAGCGGATAGCGTTCCGTTGGTTTGAAGAACGAAAAAACCTTGCTGATTAGCAACATCAACAATGTTGAATAAATTAGACCCTTCAGGGATCACGGGTACAAGTTCATTGTAGCAAGCATCGATCAACTCAACAAATTGTTCCTGAGTAGGGCGATCGTTACGCTCAAAGTAAGTCTTCAGTTGTTCTTTAGTAGTCATAATAAACCTTACAAGATAGCGCCGAGTGAGTTTAACCACTCTTGTTCAGTACCTACAAAACCGTGACGAACCGCTATTTCATAAGCACTTTCACCACGAATAAAACCTCCGAAATCAAACTCTATCTCGGTAACCTCAAACCGAAAGCCGGGATCATTGCCGCTAAAGTTTGATCTAAAACGTAGAATGCCGTTGGCCAGATCCCCGTCATTCAAAATCATACTTAAATAATCGTTATCGAAATGAAGTATCATATAACCTTGAGCTATGTTTCTTAAAACATGTCTCAAAGCCACACGAGCGACTAAAGGCCAAGAAGTGAATCCAGTCGCTGAACCCGATACTACTCTTCTTCGAAAGTGTACCCAGATATCCCTAACACCTGTCAAATCCAAACCTGTTGGTATTTCAGTACCCTCGGCCGTAACGCTGCACAGGACTTCCCCCGTCCAAGACTCGATTGAAGTAGGAGCAAGAGTTTCACCTACGGTAACATGTTGCGACATCTGCTTTATCTCAAGCGTCCTATCAAGAATGTCGAGCGTATTCCCACCTGAACCCGTATCGCCTTCTGTTACCACCATTCCAATAAGAACTGGTCCGGCAGAGGCATCAACTACAGCCATCATGTTTGGTTGGTAGTATTGATAACCTGACTGTGTTCCGGTCACTGAAAACGAACTAGCTGTTGCGTTAGTGCTTCCCGGTAACCGAACCCCTGTAACGATATTCCATAATTCAATCGACCAGTCCGCAGATCCGGGGTTGCCGTCAAGGTCAACACCGGCTGTACCCTCAACAACATAAGGAATGTCGCTTTGAGGTAACGTGAATACAGACTTTGCCTCGTTAGCAGTAATACTGCCACTCAATAAAGTAAAAGTTTCGAAAGGCAGTTGTGTCCCTGTTGTCGGTGCTTCAATTTGCACCGATGTTAGAGCAACCGCATTGTTGAGTTCTTCGATATCCTCCGCCGCACCCCCGCCCCCGGCGAGCAGTGCCTGAACCTGCTGATACTGAGCCGAAGTCAGTTTTCGAGGGTCGAATTTCGTTCTTCTTCGCATGATAGCAATCCGTTTGCCGAAAGAAATGCCGATTCTAGGTGGACACTTGGGAAATGTGACAAAGCCGTCTGCCCAAAGATCAGGCATCGGTTAGAACGATCATAGGGCTATTTTCTCCGAAGGTCAATAACAAAACCCCGTCCTGAATGAACAAGACGGGGTAATTCACTAAAAGGCTGAGTAAGCTTCGCGTGATTTGCTGTCGTTTAGCTCAGGACTACGCGATATACGCGAACGCCTTCGCCTTCAGGATCGGCGGAACCAACCTGATGAGAAACGAACTTGCGAGTACGCTTCATCTTGATCCGAGTCGCCGGGGTCAAAGTCGAAGTACGCTTACCGTTTTCACCGATGACGTAATCACCGTTTTCGTCACGGTTGTAAGTACGCTTTTCCCAAGCTTCCTGTTGTGTCTGACCACTGGCGTCGAGATCAGGTTCTTCGTATCGCTTGTTCGCGGCGCTGGTGTTGGAAGACATCTTTTTAATCAAGTCTTCAATGGTTTTGCCTTCTTCAATCTTAACGTGAAACGAAGGTGGCTGTTGTCCGACAACGGGTTCAGGAAGTTGCTCGTAGGGATAACGAGATCCGACATTGCGAGATCCACCACCGCGAGGCTTTGGTGCTGGTAAACCAACATCGTTACGAATAGCACCGATGTTATCAGTTTGACTGGCATCGAAACCAACGCCAGTTGTTACAGGCGGCGTTGTTGGAGCTGCCTCAGAAGAGGCTGGAGCTGTTGGAACCGCTGGTGCGGCTTGCGGAGCTGCTGGAACAGCAGGTGGAGTCGCCGGAGTACCGGGAGCTGTAGGTGGAGCAACAGGAGCGTTAAGGGCTTGTTGTCCGGCCGGTGTCAAAGTCACAAGAAAAGCATTCTGATTGTTTGGATCTTTTTGAGCAGGATTCGCTTCAATCAAACCATTTGTCGCAAGGACTTCACCTTCAGCGCTTGTCATGTAAACAGGTTGTCCTGATGCGAATTTTGTTTTTTGTTCAGGTGTGAACATTCTTAATCTCCGGGGTTTAAGGATTGGCGTTGTTGCCAAAGTTAGTAATTCGTTACTGAGATAGGTAGTTTATCGTAAACTGAACGGCTTGCAAGTAGTGAAAAGCAACAAAGTGACCATAATTTTGAGATAAAAGATAATCGCGATAGCGAATTTGATCTGGGTTCGTCACTGTACCCTTCATTGCTTTCTCAAGGTCCGGTTTTTTGAACTCAATGTAAAGACCGTGTTGCTGCCCACATGGGATTGGGATGACAACATCAGGTACTCCGCGTCGAACTCCCTCCGCTACCAACCTAGCTGCCTCGCGACCACTACGGGCTCCACCATTAGGTACAGCATAAGCAAATTCGAAACCCGGCTGCAAATGCTTGTTGTTGTGCAACCAGCAAAAAAATGCTTGCTGATGACTTGATTCTGTTTTAGATTTCCCCAATACCTGCTCTGGCGTCATTAGTACCAAATCTTTCTTGTGAAAAAGTTTTCAAGCTTCATTGCCGGTCCGATCGATCGACCAAATCTTACAGTTACATCGCCATTTTAAATCTTGCCCGATGATAATCTTCTTACTGCATTCAGGGCAAACAGCACCTTTCGGTAGCTGAACTTGTTCGGGTTCAGGTTCAGCGCCGGGGTTATTTTTTATCCAACCCATCCACTTGTGGGTATCTAAGAACTGTTCCAAACCCAGTACCAAACAAGTCTCAACTAAGCACTGCATTTGGTAGTCAGTTGGAGTTATACCCTGCTCAGCAAAAAAGCTATTAGCTTCATGTTGAAACTGTTCGTTTATTTCCACCTGCATTTTGAATCCTTTCAAATTCTTTAGTCATTTTGTTAAAATCAGGAAAGCCACCCGGAGTCTTGTAACCGTAAGCGTCGAGCGTTTTCATCACCTGCTCATCAGCAGGTAACGTACCCTGTTGTACCATAAAGCAAAGGAAGGCACAAGGGTCAATGCAATCCCAAAGAGAGCCTGAGTTACCGCTCATTCCAGTTACCTCGATTCGGATGAAATTTAGCTGCCTGCTGAACACTAATCAAATCGATAGCTTGTCCGCGAGCAGCAATTAACTTTAAGATGTTTTTTACATCACGACCTGACAAATGCGGGAATTGAGCTGTTATTTGAGAACGAACAGTCCAATCAAGTTCCATACCTGCGCTAGTTGAAAGTATATCCCAAATCTTGTTAAGATCCTTTGGTTTCGGGATACTGTAATCGATGCGAGCAATGCAACGTGATGCAATAGCGTCATCAACAGACTCAGGTAGGTTAGTTGTCATAAACATAACAGATTCTTGGTACTCAAGCACCCGCAAGAACACACCAACAATTGCATTCTTCTCAAGGCAGTCGCCACGCTTCGCAACGTACACATCGGACTCATCCAAAAGGATGATTGCTTTCCACCGGGCGGCGCGACGGAACACCTTCAGGAGCTTCTGTTCAAGCTCATCGGGATCAGTTCCCAGTTGAGAGCATTGAACGCGATACAGTGGTCTTTCAACAGCTTCACTGAATATCTCAGCGGTAAGGGTCTTGCCGACACCGGGAGGTCCGGCAAGCAAAACAGTCGTACCTCCAGTCTTACCGGCAACTACGTCTTTAAACCCACTACTTTGAGAACGCGAAAGCAGTCCGATTAGTTCTTTCACTTCATCGTCAATGACCAATTTTTCATCCAGATTCTTATCGTAGATGTATTTTTCAATGTGATTGATATGCAGGCTGTAATGAGTGTGCCGTCTCAAATCAAAACATTTAATCAAAGGCTTGACGGGCATGGTAACGTACCTTTCTTGCTCGCCGTCAAAGTCATCATCTTCCATTTCAAGTATTTTCAAACCTGTAGCTTTAGCTTTCAAAGTTTGAAACAAGTACGGATAGTTTTTGTGACGACGCTCACAGTTATACATATTGCTGTCATCCTCATCGCTGTCGTCAGCAACATCAATGACTAATATCGATTCATTGCCGTTTACTCCCAAGTTTTTCTCATTGCTTCCGTAGTCGCTATGAGAGATACCTGTACCCACAGATTTGACTTGCAATCCCACTTGAGTTGCAAACTTAACATACCTTTCAAATTCAGCATCGTGTCTCAGGCATTCTTTAGCCGTTGCAGCTCTGTATCCTTCTTCGTTTAGTAACTCTTTTGGTGTTTTACCTCGACACTCTGAATTAGCAAAAGCGATACTGGTTGACGACTCTCTACCTTTAGAGGTGAACTTCAATCGTATAGTTATGTATGCAGGTCTATAGTCTCTGGGGTCAGTACAAGCTGGCGTGAAATCAACGGAACTTGCAAGGAAGAACCGATCGGTATTGGCTTGCTCTACAACTAACCAAAACCTAGCTGCCTCAAGAGCAATGTAACTTTGCATCAAAAAGCACATTTGTTCAGCTCCGCTGGCTCGAACAATCTTACCTTCCTGTAAAGATAAGTATTTGTTAATCTTGGTTTTTGCTCCGCGAGGAACAAAATCTTTGTGTATTGAGTAAACCGCAGCCTTGAGAGTTTTCAACTCATGGAGGTCCAATGTTGCTATATTGATCTCAGTTGTATTTTCGTATTCGATTGGTTCATCATCATTACGCCATCGATTACTGATAAAGTCAGAACTGCGAACTCCGCAAGCGTTCCAATCAAAGTTCTCGTTTTTGTTATTGATCTGTTGATAGAAATCGTAATCGATTTCAATTTCGATCTTTTGCTCTGAAGTTCTCGATTTACGTCGTGGCATAGTTCACCGTTACATACACTGGGTTTGAGTTAAATAAGTCGAACTGCTGTTGCAGCAAGCCACCGAGTTCATTGTGGCTCGCAGTGTTGTCTTGGTAGAACAACCAACCTGCTCCTTTGCCTCTCCTGTAATCAGCAGCGAGAGGGCTCGGCTGAGTTGATAGTTCAAGCCAAGCAACGCAGTTACCGAATGCAAAGTCTAGCGGCAGTTGTCCGAAGACTTTGCAAACGATGGGAAGCTGTTCGTTGGTGAGAGGGAGGATCAAAACTCACAACCCTCCAAACCGAGACGTTTAATGAGAGCTTCCACCCTTGACCTGAGATCATCAACTTCGTCTGCAACTTCACCAATTTCAGTCATCACAGACTTGTTGTCACTACCAGTACCACTCACCAACTCTGGCTTAAACACAACCCTACCATCACGATCTACTCGCAAGCCGATATCACGATGCTGTGGGCGAGTTTTAGATGGAGCAAAGACCACTTCAACCCGGTTATCAGAACGATTGACCGCCTCAACTACCTGTTCTTTTGATACCTCTACAGGTTCACTGTTGCCGAAAGACCAAGGCTGATCGACTTTACTCATCATGTCATCTTCAGATGGACGAATAGGTTCTTCAGTAGGTTCTTCAGTAGGTTCTTCAGTAGGTGCTTCAGGTAGATGAGCCGTCAGCTCCTGATACCTCTGTTCGAGCAAATCATTCTCATGCGAGCCAACCTTATGAAATCCCACCTGACTGGGACTTGGACAAAAATTATACCAACAACCTTGTTCATCCCTCCAGATGCAAGTCCTTTCGTTAATCTTGAACTTTGTGTACGTTTTTAATTTTTGCATTTCTTCACCTTTAATCTTGTGATCGATTTAATACAACCTCTGGGTATTGAGATCGCGTTACATTGACTTCCTTCACCTACTCCATGAAAGCACACGTTCTGAACTAACGTGATCGCTTTCTTGTTCTTTGCACTGAGAAAACCTACTGAGCATATCACTGCCAGTTCAACACCTACTTCGTGTTCCCAACCTATTGCATGATTGGCGCTGTCAACCCAATCAACAGCATAAACTTTACCAATCTTCATCGTTTCTTTTAACCTACCTTATAAATTGCATGGATCGGATTATCAGATAAAACAATGTTTGGCGCGTGCGGTTTAGGAGGATAGCTATCCAAACACAAATATGATTCTTCACCTACCGTATGAGAAGCAATCAAACCAAATCTGTCAGCAATAGCATTGTATAGTTGAATTCTAGGATTTGGGACTAAGAATTGATGTCTACCCGGCTCTATCGGCGAGTTGTAAGGTATTTGCAAATCCCAACCTACAACAATCATTGTATGAGGTGACGTACAATGCAACAATTCTGAAGCTACTAGTTCTGCGTATTCAAGAGTTGCTAGGTGTATATATTTACTTATCCAATATTGTTCCTCAACAATATGCCGCTTGCGGCTCCAATTGTTAAGATGATAAACCCAATCGGGCCATTGTTTACTTACCATGTTTCTTTGGTCTCCCTTTACTGGTACACTTGCCGCAAGACTTCTTCTTACCGCGATGCAGATAAGTGCCGGGTATGATTGCGTATTGCCCACATGAACACAAGCACCAGTAATGGCGACCGCGAACCTTAGACTCAGGTGGAGTTACGCACTCGTATTGAACAGTAAGTTTACCGTATCGCCCACCGTTACTTATTTGGTAAGGTTTACTCATAGGAACTCTTTATTTCAGGTTGCCCGTTTTCATCAACATACATTACGTGTTTACCTTCAAAACATTTTTGAGCAATAAACTTAGCTTGTTGGTCGCGAGGCTTGATAACAATCGGCACACCCATAAAAGTTATAGGTACAGTTGTGTCATATTTATCATAGTGCGACTCGCTTTCCAACTTATCGAAATGCTCTTGAGATAGGACAACTAGATCGGCATACCTCCTATGAGCAGACCTTCTACGGAGGATTTGTCTTGCTTCGTGAGCTGCTTCTACCAACTGCTCTATTGTGGGTTTACCCATGTCCTAGAATCCTAATACTGAGTTCTCTCATCAGAGCTTGATTATCAACAGCATGGTTACCGTGAGCCTTACCGTTACCTTGTTGTCTCTGATGGAATTTGTAGAGAGATCCGCAGCCGTTCCGGCGAGCTTTGGAGCTGGCTCGGCGTTTGGCTGCCTTCTTCTGACGGCGATGTTCTTGTTTCTTGCTCATGGTTACCATTGCCTATCTAAAAAGTCATCATGGGATTCGAATCTGTGGGGGAACAGCAGATTCCAAACGTATTTTACGAGCTTCATCGCTTCTCCTGCTGGAAAGTGTAGTATTGCTGGAAAGTGGTTGGTGGTCAAGGGCCGATATAGGGATTCCGAGGTCGGTGCTGGAAATTATTCGATATTTTTCCAGCAGTCAGGCTCTCGAATGATGTTTTCTGACCAATCAACGATCGTTTCACCGTTGTCATCAACATCAGTTTCACCTATCGCAAAAATAGGAACGTCCCCGTTATCTGATTCCCATTTCAACAAAATTTGCCTGTTAGCTACAGGTCTCACGCTCATTGGTGTCCAAGTCTTACCGGGAGGAGGCGTCATTCGAGCAGCAGCGAGTTGCGATTTACCTGCGCCACGCCCCATTGCTTGCATAAAGCGGTAACTTGCTAAACCGTCAGGTCGAGTTTGAAATTGGACGCAGCAAATTCCACCTTCAGATCGCCAGCCATCCCTCATCGCAATATTAACCTTATCAATTAGCAATGAAAGGTTATCGGCTTCAATTACAGTATATATGTATTTCATCACTTTACTCTTTCTTGTTGCTGGAAAACGGACCGAACTTGCCCACAATTAGACTTGTTGTCCTACTGAGACATTCATTAGTTTCATCCAAAGGTGATTAACTATGGAGCGAGCATAGTTACCTGTTTTTTGATCCATAGCATGTATTCTAATACACGTTATGGATAATTGAGCCATAAGTTGTTCGCCTTCCTTATCAAGAGGGTTAACAACAGATGTTATCTCAACAGTTGGTTCCGATTCCAAAAGTCGGATATCAAGGCAGCCGTCAGTTTGCTTCTTAAACGGCCACTCTTTAATCACATCTTCAGCGAATCGGTAGATTGAACTGGGCAATATGTTCGTATCTACGTGATTATTGCACTGCATCATCGTGTCTTCTCCATTGGATTTTGTGAGTAAGTTAAAGCGCCATTCCGCACTTGATAACAACCAGTTTGCCTTCGAGTGTGCGGATAGCATCTATTGCAGCAGCCAAACTGATAGGTTCCTGATTGTACTTACCTTCTTTGTCATAGATTAGTTTTACAAGCTCATCTTCCGCCGACTGATTACCAGTCACGTTGATGATAGTTTCGTCGAGATGGGTCAACTGCTTGTCTTTGATTAAGAACCATAACGGGAATGATTCAAATGTTTCAAATAGTATTAGCGTGTTCATCGTGTCTTCCCCATTGGGTTTAAACTTCAAGCGATTGCATCAAATTATACATCGAACCTCGCGGCCCGTCTACTTTAAGCGAGATGATTGATTGGTCAAAACAAGTCAAATTCCGTTTTCTTTTGTCATCTAACCTGTTACTAGCTTGAGTCACTGATTCGGCTATGACTGACAAAGATCCGTTTTGCACTCCTTCTACAAT